TTACAACGGCTTAAACATCGATGTTCCTTTGCCGAAGAGGCGGTCGTGCACCTCGACCGCATACGCGTCGGTCATGCCGGACACATAGTCGCAAATGAGCCGTGCAGCCCGCGCTTTGTTGCTCTTCACTTGGTCATACCGTTCTCCCCAGTCATCTGGTAGTAGCGAACCCTCAGACTTGAGGATGACTTTGAAAATATCTGTCACAAGATCACGCCCCCGATGTTCGACAACAGAGAGCCGCGGCGACCGTATGACGAGTTCATAGTTCAGATGCTTGAGGACTTCGACCTTTACTAGCTCATCTCGCGTCAATCGAACTGACGAGAGCTGCGGGTGCTCTTCGTTGTACACGAGCTCAACCGCATCGATCAATTTACCTATACGCTCCGCAGTAAACTGCGTGCGCACGACCCCATTCTCGTTAAGCATTCTATTTCCGGCCCACAAAAACACATCGCGCCAATCGACTTCCCGCGAGTCTGGTGCGGGTCCCTTAAGCAAACCCTTGAAGATCTCCGTGATGGCTTCGAAAAGTTCAGTTACGTCTTCAATAGGCCGATACTTTGATTTGCGGAGAGCCTTATTACATTTATCAACTACGGTGCTCCGGACTAACCCGTTTGCACGGAGTGCGTAGAGAAGGCTGTATGGAGAAACGAAATTGGCGTGTAACGAGTCTTCGAGATCGTAAGTTGAATATGCGATGTCGTCGGCTAGATCCATGATCGCACATTCGACCGTCTTGAACTTCTTGCCCCTATATTTGGGCGCCACGGCCTGTTTTATCGCCTTTACAAGCTTGGCTTCGCTTTGGTAGTAGCCTTTGCAAACGACTTCATCCTTGTTGCGCTTGCCGGGGATGGGCACATCGTATTTCAGTACTGCCGCCAACGCTCGATACGTTAGGTTTAGGCCGAATTCGTCGCGGTCACCGTCCTCTGTTCGGACGAGCTTGCGCTCGACAGACGCCAGAATGCGGAGCGTTTGAGCATTTCCCTCAAAGCCCCCATACTGCTTCATCAACTGATCAAGTGCTTTCTCGCCATTATGGCCGAACGGAGGATGCCCTAGATCATGCGCAATTGCTGCAAATTGGACGAGGTCGGGATCGATTGTTTCGCCGCGCAGAGCCTTTGCATATTTCTCGTTCAAAGTTAGCGCGATACCGCAAGCAATCTGCGCCACCTCTAAGGAGTGCGTTAGCCTGTTTCTGAAAAAGTCAGACTCGATCCCGGGATATAGCTGAGTCTTTCCTTGCAAGCGGCGAAACGAGGGCGCATGCAATATTCTTGCATAGTCTTTCTTAAACGCCGTCCATCCCCGTTCTCTGCTATTGTCTACCCCGTTTGCCCCGCTCAACCGAATGAAGTCGGTGTCGTTATATAGTTTTGGCATAAAAAAAGCCAAGCAATTGCCTGGCTTGGGCTGATTAACAACTGTTATCGGGCGCTATCTTTCTTCTTGCCGCCTGAACTGTGATTATTGCGCAATGCGCCCGGAGGATGGTCATGTGACTTGCTGCCTTGTGCAGCTTGGCCGCGGTTGTTACCGCTCAAGCGCTGCGCGATCAAAGCATTCGCATAGTCAAACGCAAGCGAGCCGGTCTCACCGGTCGCACGACTCGCAGGTTTCTTCGTCATGATCATCCCCTCGTTTTGCGGTGCACAAGTATACGCGTAGACCCGCCTGAACACTGTAAATTGACTCTGGGCGCAAAAATAGAGGTAGTCAAGATGAGGCTTGCCTCTATGTGAGGCAAATCATACGAATCAACCTTCCATCAGACCCTAAAAATGGGGGACAGCAACGATGGCAGCATTCGAGCGAGGAAAGGATCGCATCCTCGAGGTAGCCGCTGGGAAACTTGGTATCCCGGCGAGCGGTACGATTCTCGTTGGAACTTTCGATTTTTGACACATTGGATTCGCGATATCGCGATGAGCATCCTCACCAAAGAAGAACTGGTCGAATTGACGGGCGGACTGAAGCAGGGCGCTGCGCAGATTCGATGGATCGAGCGCGCCCTCGGCATAAAGGCGCCACGGCGCATCGACGGAACGCCGATGATCATGTGAGAGCAGATCAACAACGTGCTGCAGCCGGCGCCGCGGAGGCGTACGGAACCTAACTGGACCAAGCCGCTGTAGCCCTCTACGCTATCGAGGTCGCAAATGAAGATCAGATTGAACCTCTGGCTCGAGCGCGAATTCTTGCCACCGCCAGCGATGCGAACCGCCCGGCGGTGGATCAAGGACGGCAAGATCATTCCCGCTCCGGTGAAGGTTGGTAATGCGTACTATGTCGAGGAAGGTGCCATCTACTTCGAAGGGAATCGGCCGCTGCGGTTGGCTGAACGTCTCGCTCTTGAGGAAATTTCGGAAAAGAAGAAAAGGAGCGGGACTCGCTAGACGCTTCCGATGTACCCGCAGATATCCGTAGGCCAATGCTATCGAGGTTTCCATGCCGAAGCGCCAGATGGAATTTGCGCATGGCTTGCAGGACCCGATCGTCGCCCGAATCGCGCAGAGATGCGATGCTCAGCGAGCCACGAATCGATGGATCTCATGGGAAGAGTATTTTCCGCCTCGACTTGGCGACGCCGAACGTCGAGCCTACGATCGTGAAGTGATCCGGAGCAGCAAATCGAAGCTTGCGCGAGCGCTGCAGGTTCTCGATGCGGTTTGCGTTGCTGCAGCAACACGCGGTTTCGTGACAAGGATGGGATATTGCTGTCATCACATTGACCTTATCCGAGACGAGGCAGCGGTGAGGGTGCGCCTCGTCGAACGAGGGCTCCGTACAAACACGGCGAGCCTTGCTGACGACGATAGAGATCGAATTCTCGGCGAAGGCGTCCTTGGTTCGGGTCTTCTCGAACTCGTCATCGACGAATACTCCGACCAGGCTAAGCGATTCAAAGATCATCAGGATTCCAATGTTCTCGATCGTCTGCCAGACATTCTTTCCGCGATCGAGGCCCGTCATTCGCAAGCAATCGATCGCTTCCTCCGGGACCGCAGGCGCGACGAAGCGATTCGACTGATACGGGAAGAAGCGAAGACTCGGGAGGCCGCACGGTTGGCGGAAAAACGCCGCCTCGATGACCTATTGAAGGAAGTGCACGATTGGAACGACGCCGACCTAATTCGGCGATACGTACAATCTCTCGATCAGACACTCGCGGCCCGCACACAGTCGACCGAAAACTATGCATCGTGGCGTTTGTGGGCTCTATCCCAAGCAGACGAGTCGGATCCGAGTCTGAAGCGTCTCGCCCCTAAACAAGGACCGTAGCGATGCAATCGGAAAATTCCCCTTGATCGAGGGTTTTCTCGGGACTATTCTTGTTACATCGCTGAAACAACAGCGATCAGGTTTGGCGACCTGACCTTCTATCGGCGGACAACCGCTGCGATGCGGTTTTTTTACGTCCGTATGCCTTTGCGCGCCTCTACGATCAATGGGCGGGCCTTGGTGGGGAGACCTTCGGGTCTGCCGGTTTCCGATAGAGCCGGTTCGCCAACCCTACCTTGCGCCCGCCCACCACATTGGCGATGAGAAGCGGGATCTGAACGGCTACTATCGGAGGCCACACCATGTTGCGCCATATCCCCGCTCGTCCCGAGCAACCGCAGTTCTCGAATTTCCTTACCGATAAAGTCAGTGTCGCCCTTCGTTCGGCCGCGCTCATGCGCGATTCGTATGCCGGCGGCGATAACGCCCAAGGCGGATTCGCACACTTCGCCGATGTCTGCGACATCGCGCGCGGGCGATGCGCTTCGAACCATCTCGCGTCTCGTTCACAACAGTCTTTCCGAACCGGATGTGTCCGATGCCGAACTGCTCGGGCTGTCGGCCCACTAGGCATTCCTCAATGCCGCCGAGATAATCGCGAAGTATCTCGTCGAGCGCGAGGTCCAAAAATGTGCGAGACGGTTGACTCGTATGCAAGATCGAAAGCTGACCGAGAGGTGAATCATGACTAAGCGCCCCGCATCCTTAATCGAGATTGCGAAGTTCGCCAACACTATTCGTGCTCTCGACGGAAACGTGGAAGTAACCAAAGTGCTGCTTTGCGAATCGCCGGCCGCCGCATGCGCCACTCGTTCAAAACAATTGCGCGCTCTGGTGACATTCATGTCAGGCCAAGGCTTCGAGGTATTTAACGGATTGGCTGACGAGTTGAAATGCAATCTCGTTTGGCTCCTCGAGGATCTCGCCGGGGAGGTTGCGGACTTAGCCGACCTGTCGCTTGAGGCCGAGATTGTCCGACGCACGGCGGCAGAGGTACCGCATGACTAAAGTCCTCGCGCTGCAATCGGATTCAATGACTTTCGTCGCGACATATGACGGTGACATGACGATGATCGGCCGGCAGTTTGGCTCGATGGGCGCATGGTGAGGCAAACTAACGATGCCGAGTTGGTAGGGAAAATCCGACACCTTATCGCTGACTTGCCGAACTGGGGAGGGCCGATATGTCCGAGGCCGACTGTGGCGCGAACGAGAGAGTCAAGACATGGCTTCCGTCAATGTTAAGCGCGCCTATCGCGTCATGCGCGTACATGGCTTGCTGCTCGAGCAGCATGCTTATGCTACCGCGCCCGCAGCGTCGGCATGACGGCAAGGTCGCCTTGACGAAGAGCATTCAGCGGTGGTGTTCTGACGGTTTCGAGTTTCGCTGCGACAACGACGAACCGTTGCGCGGGACGTTTGCGCTTGACCGCTGCGACCGCGAGGTGATGAACTGGGAAGCGACGACCTGTGGTCACTGAGGAAGCATCGTGCGTGACGTAATGCTTGCCGCCATCGGGCACCGCTTTAGCAATGCCCAGATGGCGGCAGCGGAAATTGAATGGCTCACGGATAACGGTTCGGGCTACACCGTCGAAAAGGTCTGTGCCTTCGCTGCCGACATCGGCCTGAGGCCGTTGACGCCGCCGGTGTCTATCCCACAAAGCAACGACATGGCGGAGAGCTTCGTGAAGACGATGAAGCCCGACGTGGTGCTAGTGTTCCGTTCCGTTATTAACTAATCTATGTTCGCGTAGCATGTTGACGTCAGCGGAACGGGAGACATCAGCATGTCGATGGGACGACCTAAGGCGGAACTGGTGCTGAGCGAAGACGAGCGCTTGCAACTGACATCGATCACACGTTCTCGCTCGATTTCGGCTGCGCTGGTCACGCGGGCGCGCATCGTGCTGGCGGCGGCTGACGGGGAGCCCAACAGCGCGATCGCGCAGCGCCTGCAACTCACGCGCGCCACGGTGGGCAAGTGGCGTCTTCGGTTTCTGGAGCAGCGCATCAGCGGACTTTATGACGAAGTGCGCCCCGGCAAGCCGCGCACGATCGACGACGAGCGGGTGGCCCAACTGATTCACAAGACCCTGCACACCAAACCCGCCGATGGCTCCACGCACTGGAGCGTACGTACGATTGCCGCCGAAACAGCTATCTCGCCGACCAGTGTGCACCGTTACTTCAAGCTGCTGGGTCTGCAACCGCATCGCAGTGAAAGCTTCAAACTCTCGACCGATCAGTTCTTCATCGAGAAACTGCGCGATGTGGTTGGCCTTTACCTGAGTCCGCCGGAGAACGCCCTGGTCCTGTGCGTGGACGAGAAGAGCCAGTGTCAGGCGCTCGAGCGTACGCAACCTATGCTGCCGATGGGTTTCGGCTACGTTGAAGGGGTCACTCATGACTACAAGCGCCACGGCACAACGACGCTGTTCGCGGCGCTGAACGTCCTCAACGGCGCGGTGCTCGCTACCTGCAAACCGCGTCATCGACACCAGGAATTCCTGTCGTTTCTGCGTGAAATCGACAAGGCGGTGCCGGCCGACCTTGACGTGCACTGCATCGTGGATAACTACAGTGCCCACAAGCATCCGAAGGTCAAAGCGTGGCTGGCAACACGTCCACGGTGGCATATGCATTTCATCCCGACTTACAGTTCATGGCTTAACCAGGTCGAACGCTTCTTCGCTCTGATCACCGGCAAGGCCATACGCCGTGGCTCGTTTGGTTCGGTCAGGCAACTGGTTAAACGTATTGATCAATTTGTCTCTCACTACAACCAGAACTGCGAGCCATTCATGTGGACCGCTACCGCTGACTCCATCCTCGCCAAGCTACAAAGACTATGTACGCGTATCAGCGGAACGGGACACTAGCAGTACGCAATCTCGCCATTGTCTTTGAGCATTACAACGAGCAGCATCCACATCGCGCGTTGAGCTTGCATTATATTATTTTTCAACAGGTGATTCCAAGATGCTGCATTGACTATGCTCAGCTCGCTCGCGCAATTGGCCTTCGAGGTGCGCTAAATCGTCATCGAGCCGTTGGAGGCATTTTCCGATGTTCCGATGACGAATTTTCGCTTGGGCGAGTTCGGCACGGATGCCATTGAGATCCATATAGTCGACTGCCTCGCTTGATGAGGTGCGGGGACGTCCTGGGCGCCGAGTCGAGGCGACCGAGGCGATATGTGTCTTGACCGCGCTTACGTCGAAAAGCCAGCCGCCACCCCGCGTGCCGCGCTGCAACACGGGAAAGCCAGGATCGGACTCGATGCGCCGATCGAGTCTCGCGCGCGACCAACCCAACGTTACACACAGTTGCTGCTTGCCGATGGGCGAGCCGGCCCGTGTAACGGTTTTTTTCTCTGCTTCGCAAAAATCCATAGCACTCATCCGGAGCTTGCTGCGCAAGGCGCGCAGCGATTTTCAAAGTCGATTCGTACATGGCGGATCGGTGTAACGTCTGCGTGTAAAGTGATCCGGTGTAACGCACTTTTTTTTCTCAAAGGAACGCCGAGTGCGGGGCGCGCAATGCTGAGAGGAAGTGAGATAACCCGAGATAAATCCGCGAGATAAAACCGGGATGGGCCGGGACGGAATGGGATCAGGCGGGAACGGCTCGGAAAATCTGTTTCACGGGCTGAAAGGCGGCGAACGCTCTGGAAAGGTGTACTGTACCAGCGGTGCCGCCCGCCTGGTCATTCGAACAGATCGCTCTGCCGGGCCGCGATTTCCTCGCGCCGCACGGCCTTGATGATCTTGTAGACCCACTGAAGCGATACACCATACTTCCGAGCCAGTTCGCCGTGGTTGTCACCGCGGAACTCGTCGAAAATCTGCCGATCACGCTGCGACAGTCGGTAGGACGCGCCCATCGGAAAGTAGATGTTCTGCCCGCCCCAATGCATGGCCATCCGATCGGCAATCTCACGCCCGAGCTGCTCAGCCTGCACTGCGTCGATATTGGCCAGCTCGGTGAGCGTGTGCGCCACGTGCTGGGCCAAGTCGACCAGCAGCTCAGGCCCTTTGCTTTTAAACGTCACATCGGATCTCATGCAGCCTCCATCGTCCTATTACGCCACTTTTTCAGGTGCTCGATTACCCGCGATGCCTGGGCCGAACTGAGCCATTCCAGTGCGTCGACACCGATCATCCGCTTGACGAATGCGCCCAGCGCTTCCTCAGACGAGTTATGCACGACACCACGCTTGGCCAGCTCGAGCCAAAGACCACGAATCATCTTGGATTGGTCATCGCCCGCCCGGCCGCGGGCGTCCTTGTTGGAACGCACCTTGAACCCACAGCGTTTGAGGTGTTCCAGAACTCTTTCCAGATCTGGAACCGTCAAATCGGCGGCGGATTCTTTCTTTCCAATTCGTCGCAGCAAGCTGCGATCGGTGTCGTCGGCCATTGCCAAATCGCGCTTTGCGACGTGGATCAGGCGAATTAACCGATGCCACTCCGCATGGTTCCGGCTTTGAAATTGACGATTAGATTTCGAGCACATCGATGTTGTCCGCCTCGAAGGAAAACTCGTCGTAGTCGACAACCCGCAGGCCGTCCGACCCATTCACCGCAGGAAAACCTTCGACTCGGCCCGCGTTAAACGCATCCTTGGGAGACAGGGAATCAATGGTCTCCGCGAAAAATTGCGCAGCAAACAGCGTTAAGAACGCTTGCAGCGGCCCGTGTTGCTCGATACGAGCCTCACCGGCAGACCAGAATCGCACCAGATCACAGAGCTTCTCCTCGGTTAGGAGGTCGTGATTGACCTCCACGACGATCTCGTAGCTGAAATCGTGCGTGAGCACGTACTGTTTTATGCCCGTCATATCGTTCCTCGATCAGTTTGTTGTCGCGCGCTGGCTGCTCATCAGTGCCCGGCCGCCACGCGGGGCAGACGCCCGCTCACGCGGGCGTTTCGCAACGGAACGATTACGCGACGGCGTCCTTCAGACTTTTGCCCGCCTTGAACTTCGGTGTCTTCGACGCCGGAATCTTGATTTCCTCGCCCGTCGCCGGATTGCGGCCGATACGAGCGGTCCGCTTGCCGACGCTGAACGCGCCGAAGCCCGTCAGCGTGACAACGTCGCCCTTGCGAAGCGTCTTCGTGATGCCTTCCAGCGTGGCGTCGAGCGCGCGGCTCGCATCGGCCTTCGTGAGGCACGTTTCGGCCACGATGTGGTTGATCAGATCCGCCTTGTTCATAAACTCTCCAGTTGGTAGTTGCCGCGAAGCGCTCGCGGCCAGCGAACTTGCTCGGACGCGGCGGCTACACGCCCGCGATGTCGAGCGGAATCTGCTCGTACTGGTCTGTGTCGCCGACACGCTCGTAGACCCGCACGTACGACTTGCTGCCAATCACCTGCAGCGCCTCCCCAATCGCCCGCATGGCTTCCTGCCAGCGTGGGTCCGCAATATCGAGCCGACGAAGTGCGAGAACCCGGCCGGTATTGATCTGGCCTTCCTTGTCCGTCGCAAAAGCCTGCGTCACGATTGCCTGAATTTCCGGACGCGCATCCGTCGTCCAGTCGTGGATACAGCCGTCAATCATCGATTTCGCAGCCTGCAACCGCTCGTCGAAGGCAATGTGGTCCTGAATCGCCCGCTGGATGCGGTAGCGGCCGTCGAATGAATAGAGCGTGACGTTGCCCTTCTTGCCGCCCAGCTTCGTCTGGTATTCCTCGGCCGACAGATCGACGAATGCGGCGATGTCGCCGAAGATGCGCGCCTTCAGGTCACCCAGCGCCTTTGACGCGTTCCGGGCTTCGGTGACCAGCTCGCGCACCAGACGGTCGCGCTCGCGGTCGATCGGCTTGATCATGCTTTCCGGCACCAGACAGCCTTTCGCGTCCTTCCAGTACCCGCTCGGAATCTGTTTCTGTTCCATCACTTGCTCCTTGTTTGCCCCTGCTCGAGTACCGCCGCGTCAGCATTCGCACCAGTTCCCGCAGCGTCTCGCGATTTTTTTGCCGCTCCTGGTCGGATATCTGCGGCACTGATAACGCCCGCAGTGGCGGGTCGCGGTTGCCGAGGTTGTCGATAAACAACTTCGGTGGCGGCCAGCGGTCGCATACGCGGTACAACGTGCGAAACGCTCGGCGGATGCGCTCGGCGTCGTCATGCTCGGTCCACGTCGCGGCGAGGTCCTCAAGCCCCGCCAGCCATACGTCGAGCGTGAGGACCACGCTGTCCTCGGCCGGGGCGCCGGGGAGACGGAGCGCTACCAGGCCCTGCAGACCGCGCGCGACTTCGCGCTCTAGCCACTTTTCAATCACGAGCACGGTTCTCCAGCGCGGCAATCGCAGACAACGTCCTCGACGTACCGCGACGAGGCTCTCCGGATATCGCTTCGGTCGTCAGGACATCGGCTACGGCCGGCCGCCAATTGCTGATCACTTCATACAGCCAACCGTGACTTTTCAGTGGAAGCGTCAGGCGACCCGCATCGCGAGCCGCCAACGCTTGTTCGACAGCCCATACCCATGCTTCCGCCGGCGCCTCGTGCGACTGACCCGAGCGCGTAATGCGCTGCGCCTGAAGGTCGGGCAACAACTCGCCCAAGAGCCGAGCGAGGCGATCCATCGTCAGCTCGCGCTGCGGCGGCCGGAACATGCCGAGATAGCGAACCACGGCACTGCCGAGCGGTCCGTTCAACTTGAACACCGAAGACAAAGCATCGCGCGCGGCTTCATGCGCGATCAGCGTGTCGAGGGAGATCGTCGTTCCGCAGTTGGGGCAACGCGTGCGCATGACGTTCCTCATTTCGACACATCGGCCAGGATCTGGTCGACGTTGACGCGGTCGAGAAACGCAACGACGCGAGCGGTTTCGGCAGGCGTCATCACGATGGTTCGTGACCCTTTCGTGATCGTCGTGTGACCCGAGGCGGAGATCGAGATGTCGACGATGTCGGGTGACTCGGGGCAAGCCGACTTCGACAGCCCCCGTCCCCGGCGGCGGGCGACAACGTTGCCTTCCTCGTCGGTCTCCAGCGGATTTGCCTCGCTCTCGCGAAATACCGTGGCGGACGTTCCTTCGGCGGATTCGGCGATGATCTGCCCGCGCACGATGGACGGGTTGATATAGGCGAGGACGGAGCCGTTGATTTCGACTTTGCTGCGGATTTCGGCTTCAGTGATACCAGGCTGCTTGCGAATCAGGTCGAGAATCTGTGCTCGTTTCGTCTTGTTCATGCTGCGACCTCCCAAGTCACTCGAACGCTCATGAAAACGACGTAGGCAAACTGTTGCTTGCCTCGTTTCTGAATGGACGCGCCGCCGGCGAGCGTCCAAAGCATGCCGGACGATTTCGCGACATACGGGCCTATCTGAATCAACGGGCGGCCGCCGTCGCGCGGTGCAATCTCTTCCCTCAGCACGCGATAGCCCAAGCCACGCAGTGCACGAGCGCAGGCGTTTAGCAGCGTGAGGCGAGACACGCATTCCGCGTCGAACACCTGCACCTCGCCGGAAACAGGTCGCCGCTGAGTTGGCAGGGACATGTGGACGAGCGCCCCCATGTCAGACCCCTTTGATAACATCGGCCGTAACCACCGGCACGCCAAGGCCCGCAGCCAAGTTCATCGCAGCCGTAAGTAGGTTTCCGATTGCGAGTGGATACAGGAGCGACACCGTTTCGGTACGATCGCGACGCGTGCTGGTCATCGTGAGCCTCGCGCGCAGAGCATCGACACCGCCGGTGTCGATCACGTCGCCGACCGGTTTATCGAGGCGCCCGAATTTGAAGCGCAGGTAATCATCCAGACGCGCTCCATCGAGCGGAGCCAGCTCAACCATTTCGCATCGCTGTACGACTTCTCGAACGTCCTGATTCCGCTCAGACAGCTTCACCTTCAGTTCGGGTTGGCCGATCAGGATGATCGACAGCAACTTCTTAAAGCCCATCTCCAATTCGAAGAAGCGCTTCAGATGCTTGAGCGTGGCAATCGGCAGCGCATGGGCCTCGTCGATCACGAGGCAGTGCTGGTAACCCGCCGCGTGGCTTTCCTTCAGTGCCTTGTGCAACTGCGCGAAGCGGGCTTCCGGGCTGCTCTTGACCTTCTCCAGCGGAGCGACAGCGGCCATAATCGCCTCCGCGATATGCGTCGCCTTCAGTGTCTTGCCCTTCTGGTCGTTGTCTTCCATTGCCAGTACGTACGGCTTGATGACGATGATCGGGTGGCTCTCTCGCATGACGCGGTCTTCGAGGTCTCGCATCAGCGTCGTCTTGCCGCCACCGGATTCCGACACGACCGCAAGCAGTCCGCCGTGCTTCGCGGTCTGAAACATCGCCTCGCGCACGTAGCGGATGTCAGGGCTGACGAACATGTCTTCGTGCGACTGGACATCATCCGCGAATGGGTCGCGGAACAGACCGAAGTGCTTACGGGTGGCTGGTGCAAGCACCTGTTTGCGCAGTAACATGGAATCCTCCTGGTTGAGATCGGTATTGCTGTTCGGCTGGGAGACCGGGCGGTCCGTCGTATCCGCCAAGACATCGTGCGGACCGCCCACCAGTTCCACTTCATCGAAAACGCCGGAATCAACGTCCGGTACGCCTTTGTGCTGCAAGTAGTCGAGAATTCGCTCCCGCAGATCGAGGTCATCAAGGCTGCGCGGCCATACGCCGTGGTTCACAATCTGAGCCACCGTCGCCTGCGACAGATTCAGGTGTTCCGCGAGTTCCGCCTGCTTGATAGAGGCGTGTTGCAGAACGCTTTTCAGGACCAACATCATTGACCTCCCGCCGCTGCGCGAACGACCTGCAGCGGTTGATGAAGACCCGCACGCGGGCCGATAAGCTCGGCGACAATCGCGTCGAGCTGCTCTTGAAGTACGCCGTCGGGGTAACGCTGCTGCAGCCAGCGGAACCGGTCAGCGCTCCAGCCAATACCTGCGGCTTCGACAGCAGCCTTGATCTGCTTCGCTGCCTCGATCAGCGAAAGCGGAGCCAGTTCGACGCGAGGTGCAACGAGATCGTGATCCGTGCCGCGGCGCGGCAGGTAAGTCGGAAGGTCGGCTTCGTCTAGATGCTTGTACGGATCGAGCCGGCCGCCGAATGGCAGCTCTTTCGTCTTGCGCGCGGCTTCTGCATCCGAACGCGTGACCGCGCCCGTGACGATCTGCTCGATCTCGCTGACCGCGTGCTGCGCGGGGGTATCAGCGTGCCGTCGGTAAGTCTCGCCAATCACAGCGGCACTTTCTGCAAAGCCGAGGTCGTTGCGGGTAACCACCGGCACGACGAGGAATGTCTCGTGCCCATCTTCGCCAGTCAGGGCGATCTGTGCTGCGTCGCCGCGCCACGGATTGCGCGTGATCATCAGTTTTTCGCCGACCATAACGCCCGGCACTGACGACACGTCGTATTCGTCACCACGGAACGAGACGCGAAGCTTCGGCGTGACTTTTCGACTTTCTGGAGCGGCGACGGCCAACTCGCGGCAGACGTCGAGCGACGGTGCCTTGATCAGTTGCTGGGCCGTGATACGCATCCATACCTGGCTGCGGGTTGCGCCGTGTCGGCTATGGGTCGCAGTCGCGTTGAAGTGCATTCGCCAGCGTTTGGCGAGCGCGTTCAACTCATCGAGGCTGTTCACGGGCTGGAATTTCAGGCCCGGCTCGAACTTGCGTTCGATGATGTTCCGTGCGTTTTCCACCTGCCCCGTGGCGCGTGCATTACCGACTTTATGAACGACCAGCTCGATACCGAGCGAGCGACACAGGTTGCGCGTCATGGCTGCCGTGTTCGCCGAACCCGCGTCGAGCATCAGGATGCGCGGCACTCCGTGCAGAAGATCGGCAGTGCCGCGCTCCTGCATCGCGTTGATGAGGGTCGCGCAAAGGTTCTCGCCGGACTCCGCGCCCATCACGTACTCGACGTAAATCCACCCGCTCGCGTGGTCGGTGATCTCGTAGCTCCACACGCGATCGGCGGCAATCCGGGCGAGATTGCGCGGCTTGTTCTTGTAGAACTCGGCGTGATCCATCACTCGCAGCCCGTTCGCGCGGTGGTCGACGGCCGGCTTCAGGTAATACAGGACGCACAGACTCGCGTCGATCTGCCAAACATGGTTGGGGTGCTCGCTGGCAAGCTCGGTCACGGGCGCCGGCGCAAGCAACTGGTCAGGATGCACGCCGTACACACGCAGCGCGCGCTGAATCGTACTTTCCGAGAGCGGTCGCAACTCGCCCGTGGATTCGTCGAGGTACTCAGCGCGAATCATCCCGTTCGCCCGCAGCGTTTCAACTGCGTCAGCGACAGAGTACAGACGCTTGCCGTTCTTCCGGGTCGATTCCATGAGCAATGCGGAAACTGCCATTGCCTCTGCGCGTGTCAGCGCGCTTTGGCCCGCGTCGGCGCGGCGTTTGCGTTGCGGCATCACGGTTGCTTCCTTGAGTTTTCGCATCAGGGTCGCGAAGGAAAGACCCAACTCACGGCAGGCCGCGTCGTAGATCGCACGTTTCTTACCGTGACCGGCCGCACGCGCCGCATGCGCGATGGCCACAATGCGCTCATTCAAGACGGCACTCATCGTCGCGAGCTCCGAGTCATTGAGCGGTGTGTGCGGCGTCAGCCGGAGTCTCGGCGTGGGTATCGCGCAGCCATGCGGGGATGTCCTCGCCGTCCGCGGACGCCTTCACTCCGAACTCGCTTCGAAGCTGGTTAAGCGACAGTTGGATTTGACCGAGCACGCCGGCCATGAAATCGTCGTGAGGCATGTTGTGCGTCTCGGCGTGCCGCAACAGAGTTTCAAAGGCCGAGCGCAGGTTGCCGCGGATGACCGACTCCGCTTCAAACGCTATCTCGCTTGCCTCCTTGCGGATTTCCGCTCCTTCCTCATCGGGCGTAACCGGCTTGACGCGGCTCTTCTTCCCGGTCAACTTCGCCGCAAGTTCGTCGATCTTGCTGTTCTTGTCCGACAGCAGTCGTGACTGTGCTTCGGCGTTTTCACGCGCGTCTCGAAGTGCGGCCCGCAGTTCGCGGCTCGTCATGCGGTCGATATCGTCGAGCGTCATCCCGGCGACAGTGCCGCCATCCGCCAGCGCGGCAAGATCGTCGTCATCTTCGGCGACCAATTCGAAAAGTTTGGTCTTCCCCAAAACCGACAGCGCTGTCGTCTTTTTCTCCAGCGCTGGGGACAGATACTTCACCGCCGCTTTCATCATGCGCTGTGCCGCACGCTCATGAATCCCGAGGGCGTTTTCCACGATCTGCACGAACTCGCCGTGCGGTTCATTCTCCTTCAGCAGAATCAGGCGCTTTCCTGCTTCCAGCATGGCTTCTGCTGATTGAGCCATATAGAAGCGCGCTTCGTTCACGACGCGATTGCGCTCGTAAGGCAGGCCGTCGCCGAACTGCTCAGCGACCATCGCGGACCGAGCCGCTAACACATTCGCTGCTTCGGTCATCGCCGGCAGGCCGGGAGTCTGTTCGTCCGCGACCACAACGGCCTGAGGCTGTGCATTCGAAGGTTTCCGTGCCATGTGCTATTACTCCTTATCGAGGGGTGGCCAAACGGGTAGCCAGTTCATCAAGACGATTCCGTGCGGCGTCGAGGCTGCGCGCGATCGCCATCGCGTGTTGAGCGAATCGAACAGCCGGCCGGATTCGACCGGTTTCCGGAATTCGCTCCGCGAACCCCATTACCTCGAGCGTCGCGACATAGCGCGTGATGTTCGACGGCGATAGGTTCGTTGCCTTGGCGAGTTCTCCCGGAGTCAGTCCGTGGGCGAAATGTCCGAGCAGAACGTTGAGAACCTCCAACACCTTCTCGGCGGACTTCGTCGTCGCGTTCGCAGTCATGCGGGGGCTCCAAGGTCGAGTTCGGGCTGGACGTGCCGTTCAACGTTGCCGCGGTGCCAAGCGAGCCCTTCCATTGCCTGCTGGATCGTTGAAATCGTTTCATCCGCGTTGGCGGCACCCGCATAGAAATCGAGCAGTTGCCCGACAGCGGCATTGAGCGTGCGCTGAAGGACCTGCATGTCTTCGGCCGTCGCGTCGCGGCCGGTCGGGATATCGATGATCAGACGGCCAGCGCTAGCCGCCACCCAACGGGTGACGTAATCAGCACCGCACGCCTCCTCGAACGGCCGAATCAGCGAGATCGGCATGCGTCCGGACTGGAACCACTTGTAGAGAGTCCAGTGGTCGGCTAGTCCCATGTGTTCAGCGATGCGCTCGACACTGAGGTTGCGGCGCTCGCGCGCGTGCTCCTTGCAGAGCTCTAGCGCGTGCCGAAGACTATGCGGTTGAAGGCGCTTCCAGTTGCGGCGGCTCACTTGGAACCCCCGCCTGTTGCGTTGTTAAACAGGCTCCAAACAAAATCACGCTTTGCTGCTATGCAACGGCTTTGCGACTCGTAGAATCGAAAGCGGCAAATCTTCAGGTGATAAAGTTCCATGACAGACTCGGATTTCGGGGAATTGGCGGCTCGGATCGACGCGGTCGGTCAGACGGTCCTGCGACTTATTGCCCAGCTCGAGGTGGACGAGCGGCTCGACGGACCGCGGTTTTCACGGACCCTGCGCCGCTCCGCGAATGCCCGCGCGCGTCAACCGGAGCCGACGCTTGCGCGATGCGGTGCCGTAATGCGAGAGCTGGCGCAGGCGCTTGATAACGCGAGAGCTCGCCGATGACGGGAGAAGTCGCGAAAAAGCCGAGAGTGGATGCGTGCATGGGTCACGCCGCGGCGCGATGGCGGATGGGCGCGAGCGCCTTCGCCGGATCGGAGCAGATCTCACCGGCTTTGAGGCCGAGCTTGACGGCGATCTCGTGCGCTTGGCCCCGGACGCATTTCTTCCGGCCACCCAAGACTTCGAACACGAGATTGGGGGAGAATCTGTTGGCGATCGCCCATTGGGTGATCGAGATACCTTTCGATTGAAGCTCCGCACGAGCTTCAGCGGCGGTACGCAGTTTCATTGACGCTCCTGTTAAGGGGCTGTCGGCGCTTGGCAGAGTGCCGACTAAGTTGCCGTTCGTGGTGTGACGGTGTGATTGAATTATGGGACATGAATGTCCCGTTGGCAAGGGGCATTTGTGGGAAATTCTGCAGGCACACGTATTCGGGCCGTCCGTGGAGACAGAGGAGTTTCCGAGTTCGCGGAGGCGCTGGAGGTGAATCGGAAGACCGTCACCCGCTGGGAGGCGGACGACACGCTGCCGGACGGCGCTTCGTTGCTGAGATTGAAAGCGAAGTACGGCGCCGATCCGGGATGGATTCTGACCGGTGAGGGAGAGGCGCCGGGAACGGATACCCTCACCGCAGATGAACGAGAATTACTAGAGCGGTATCGAGCCGCCCCTCTTGCAGTCAAAGCTGCTGCCGTCGCCGCTCTGACTGCGGGCACCGAGCCGCGGCGCGGCAAGCAGCAGCAAGTTTTCCGGAAAGAAGTCGGTCAGGCCGTGCAGGTCGAGGGAGACCTTAACCAGCAAGGCATAAGCTTTTTTGGGAAGGAAAGAAAGAAGAAATGACGAGGGAAGACCAAGAACCACACGCCAAGCAAGAATTTAACAAGCCGGTCGGCCAAGCGATACAGGCCGACCAAGTACAAATCGACGATCAGTCCGTCAGCATCGCCAAGGTAAGCGGAGATGTAGCCGGACGGGATATCGTCAACGTGCACGCAGCTCGAAGTCGTCGGCTAACAAAAGACGAGCGCCGAACCCTAAATCGATATGTGAGTCGCCTAGACCAGGAATTTGGGCAGTCCGGCGCACAGACTTGGAGTTCGATCCATCGAATTCTCGGGGTCAACAGCATCGAGGATATTCACCTCGAGCAGTACAACCCGACTGAAGCGATATTGCAGCAGCTCTTCGAGATCGCTCAGTTGCGGAGTTCGCTTGCGAATCGAGGGGACGGCGCAGACGAGAGCGTGCCGATTGTCCAGGAAGCGCTGACGACATTAACTGAAAGGAATGGCCGGCTCGTGACCGAACTGGACCAGCAGAGACGCGCTTATGGCGAACTTGAGCAGCGCTTCAAAAAGCAGGCCGACGCGATGCAATCGCTGCGTGCCTCGACTGCCACGGCTGAAGGTAAGGCGAACAGGTGGATGGATAGCCTTCTGAAGGCCGCCGACCGCGTTGAAGAATTGCAGAAAGAGATCGCGAATCAAGAAACTCGTGTCGCGAATCTGACGGCGTCTCTAGCAGTTGCGGAAGAACGCGCGGGCTCAGCCAAACTGAATTTTCGAGCGATCGCCGTGGCGCTGTTTTTCGCGACTGCATGCGGTGCGGTCCTCTGGTACAAGGCACATTCGTCAGAGAAAGCGCTGGCCCAACTGCAGTCGCAATCAAAGCAGTGCATGTTCGCCGGAAAACCGTATGCGATCGGCAGCATCATCGACAATCCGTCTGCACCGGACGTCGAATGCGTGCTCAGTGAGCATGGAAAATCGCCGGAATGGCGAACGATAAAACAAACTCGAACGAATCGAAGATAACCTAGGGGGGCCAGTTATGGCAGCGGTAGACATTTTGGCGGGTGATTTCCCGCAAGGGCGTGCTGAATTCGGATTCGGCCTGCTTGTATTTCCAAAGAAGCCAAAACAGGGATTTCCGCATGACATCTCGCTTAAACCGGAAGAAGATCTGGAGCATGTCGAGATCGTGACGCTAGAGGAAGCCGACAAGTTAGCAAAGGCCGCTGGCACGAGCTTGGCAGCTGGCCTTATGTTCGGACCCGCCGGCTTCGTGATCGGCGGGCTACTCGGCGCCTCCGGCAAAAAAAAGAAGACGATTACTTTCAAAGCGACGTTCTCGAGTTCCCGCAGCATGCTGGCGTCAACAGACGAAAAGACGTTTGCCAAACTGCAGGCACTGGCGTTCGGTCGCAAGGCCGCGCTCGCCGTAGAATCTCCTGATACCGAGTCCGTTACAACCGATGACACGCTGTCCAAGTTGGAAAGGCTCGCGAGTCTGAAAGAACGCGGATTGCTTTCTGACGACGAGTTTCAACAGGAAAAAGCGAAGCTGCTTGGTTAAAGACGGGCACTAAATAAAGACGATTAAAAGACCTTCCCGGACGTGCCGCTCATCATGGCGGTACGTCCACAACGGGAGGGTCACATGCCTTTCATCAAGCGTTTCCCGCGGCTGACGAGTTGGCTCGTCGCTGCTTTCATCCTCATCACGGCAATCGCTCTGGTATCGCCTCAGCAGTTGCCCGTCGCTCTGTACAAACTGAGCCTCGTGAGCCTCGCGGCGGTCGTCGCGTACTGGCTCGATCGCGGCCTGTTCCCGTATGCGCGGCCCGACAGCTATCTTGAGCGCGACTGGCGATACGGCTCGGCAGGGCCGATGCTCGATGCCGACTATCGGGTGGTCGCAGGATACGAAATGGTATTCGCCGCAGCAATGATGCGGCGTGCGCTGATCGTTCTCGGCGTGGTCATCGGTGTTGCGCTGGGCCTCTGATCATGCGTGCTCTGATCGCGCTCATTGCGGCCATGCTTGGTACTTTCGCCTCGGCTACGGCGCAAGTTCCTGTCGAAGCGCGGGCGTACCGTGCCGAGTTGACGCGCAACGCACGCGCCGTTTGGGGCATAGACGCCCCGGTGTCTGCGTTCGCGGCACAGATCCATCAAGAGAGCCGCTGGCGCGCAAACGCCGTGAGCGTGGTCGGCGCTCTAGGAATGGCGCAAATCATGCCGGCCACGGTGGAGTGGATGGCGGGACTTTACCCCGCCGAGCTCGGCAACGCACAGCCCTTCAATCCATCTTGGTCTATTCGTGCATTGCTACGCTACGACCGGCACCTATGGGATCGCATCGCGGCGAACGGCACATGTGATCGAATGGCAATGACGCTGTCAGCCTACAACGGTGGACTCGGATGGGTCTATCGCGACCAGCGCGCAGCGGCTTCGGCTGGGGTTGATCGAAAACGATGGTTCAACCACGTCGAGCGCTTCAATTCGGGCCGACGGCCCGACGCATTTCGAGAGAACCGCGGGTATCCGCGCGTCATTCTGCGCACCTTCGAGCCGCGCTACATCGTGGCTGGATTTGGTCCGGGAGCATGTGCATGAACTTCCCTGTCTTGCTTTCGCGTGGCCAATACTTCGCTGCCGTGCTCGGCGCCGCGTTGACCGGGGTGACGATCGCCAGCGCGATCGCCTATTTCAGTGGGTATCACGCTGGCTCAAGTGTTGGCGACGCCAAGGTTGCGAAACGCGAGCGGCTATACGCGGAAGCGGAGCGCGCGGCTGTTGAACAGGCGCGCATGAAGGAGCGCGAGGAGACGCAGCGCGCAGCAGTTCTGGCGGGTGATCTCTTCGCCGAAAAAGCCCGTCACGCGCTCGAGTCCGGCGAACTGAAACGGAGAATCGCCAGTGTTACGAATCAATACCGACCGGTGCCGGATGCGCCTCTTCAAAACTTGCCTCATTGCGTGTTCACTGGCGGCTTCGTCCGGCTGTGGAACGCAGCCGCCAGCGCCAATGGTCTGCCTTCGGCCGATACTTCCGCCGGAGCTGGTGCGTCGGCCGGCGCCGATGACGCCCTTGATTCCGGGGTACGCCAAGACGACGTCCTCGCCCACCACATCGACACTGCCCAACGCAGCCGCGACATTGAATCACAACTGAACAAGCTGATCGATTTCATCGGGGGAGACGCACGGTGACGCTACAGGTGGAGTTTTGGCAACTGGTGTCCATGCTCGCGACGTTCATCGGGCTACTGATTGCGGCCGGCAAAGTTTTGATCGTGCAGATTGAGCGCCATCAGGCCGACCGCGACCAGAAGCAGGAAGACCAGCTCAAGACCATGATCGAACAGCTCGGCAAGCAGTCAGATTACGCGGCGCGCTTGGAACGCGACTTCCTCAAATTTCAGGCGGACTTGCCGCTGCAGTACGTACGCCGTGAAGACTACGTGCGCAATCAGACCGTAATCGAGGCCAAGCTCGACGCAGTCGCACTCAAGATCGAAAACTTACAACTCCGGGGATATCAATGACTGGCATCAACCCGCTGGGGATCGACCACGCCAAGGTGCGCCGCGAATCGCTGCGCTGGTATCTGATTCTCGCCCTATACAACGCGCGGCCCGAGGAAGTCGTCGAGGATGTGATTCAGATGACGATGCGGTCAATCTATCCGGACGTTACCGCGCTCGAAGTCCGCAAAGAGCTCGACTACCTCGCCGACCGCGTGCTCGTGAAGCTGCGCAAGGAACCGTCGGGCCGCTGGTGGGGCGACCTGACGCGCTATGGCGTCGACATTGCCGAATACACGATCGACTGCGAGCCAGGTATCGCGCGGCCGGCGAAGTACTGGAGCCAGTGACATGGGTCGCAGCAACAGCGTGCAGGGCCTGCCGCCCGCCGTTCGCGAATGGCTCGACCGCGAGTTGATCGAAGGCAATTTCAGCGGCTACCAACTGCTGGAAGAAGCTCTGCGTGAGAAAGGCTACGCGATCAGCAAGTCGGCGATTCATCGCTATGGTCAACCGCTGCAGCGTCGACTGGCAGCGATTCGCGCCAGCACGGAAGCGGCACGCATGCTGACCGAAGGCGCTGCCGACGATCAGGACGCTCGGTCTGAGGCCGTCATCGCGCTCGTGCAAACTGAGATGTTCGAATCCATCGTCAACCTGCAGGAGGCAACCGACGAAGAGGCCGATCCGGCCGAGCGCATTGCACTGCTCTCGAAAGCGGCGAAGAACATTGCAACACTGGCCCGCGCGAGCGTGAACCAGAAGAAGTTCCGGCTCGAAGTGCAGGCGCGCGCGGAAGCCGCGGCGGCGGCCGTCGACAAGGTAGTCAAGACCGGTGGCCTGTCGGACGATGCGGCTGATGCAATCCGCCGCCAGATACTTGGGATTGCCGGATGATGCTCTCCGAGAATCGCGTTGATCGTGCGCCCGCGGTCCTGTTGCCGTATCAACAGAAATGGTGCGCCGACACATCGCCCGTCAAGGTTTGCGAGAAGTCGCGCCGCGTGGGGCTTACGTGGGGCGAGGCGGCCGATTCCGCTTTGCTGTCTGCCAGCCAGCGCGGAATGGACGTTTGGTACGTCGGGTATAACAAGGACATGGCGCAGGAATTCATCCGGGACTGTGCCGATTGGGCCAAGTTCTACAGCCTCGCTGCGGGTGCGATCGAAGAAACCGAAGAGGTGTTTCAGGATGCCGACGGCGAGAAGTCCGTTCTGGCGTTCGTGATCCGCTTTGCCTCGGGTTTCCGCGTGACGGCGTTGTCGTCGCGGCCGTCAAACCTGCGCGGGAAGCAAGGTCGTGTGATCATCGACGAGGCCGCGTTTCACGAGCAACTTGGCGAGCTGCTGAAAGCCGCGATGGCGCTGCTCATGTGGGGCGGTCAGGTTCACATCATTTCGACGCACGACGGCGTCGACAATGCCTTCAATGAGCTGGTCGTGGATGTCCGCGCCGGCAAGAAACCGTACAGCCTGCATCGCATCACTTTCGACGATGCTGTTCGTGACGGCCTTTACCGGCGGATCTGTTTGCGCCGCGGCATCGAATGGACAGCCGAGGGTGAAGCAGCATGGGTCAAGGAAATCCGCGCATCGTATGGCGCCGACGCCGAGGAGGAACTCGACTGCGTGCCGAAGAACAGCGGTGGCGCATGGCTTTCGCGCGCCCTGATCGAATCGCGCATGTCCCCCGATACGCCGGCGTTGCGGTGGACCTGCAAGGACGGTTTCGAGCTACTGCCGGATCACATTCGCGCGGCCGAGTGCCGCGATTGGCTCGAGGCGACACTCGGCCCGCTGCTCACGGCGCTACCGGCCGACGCCCGCTCGTACAACGGTGAAGACTTCGGCCGCACCGGCGACCTGACGGTACACGTGCCGTTGATCGAGCAGCAGAACTTGATCCGTCGCGTGCCGTTCTTCGTTGAGCTGCGCAACGTCCCTTTCCGACAGCAGGAGCAGATCGCCTTCTACCTGCTTGACCGGCTTCCACGCTTCATGGGTGGGGCCTTCGATGCACGCGGCAATGGCCAGTACCTCGCCGAAATCGCGATGCAGCGCTATGGTGCGTCGCGCATCCAGCAAGTGATGCTGACGGAGTCGTGGTATCGCGAGCACATGCCGCCCGTGAAGGCGGCGTTCGAGGACGGCACGCTCGACGGCCTTCCGAAGGATGCCGACGTGCTCGCGGACCTGCGTGCCGTGCAGGTCATCAAGGGCGTGCCGCGCATCCCTGACGTCCGCACAACCGGCCAGGACGACGGCAAACGCCACGGCGATACCGCCGTCGCCCTTGCCCTGGCGTATTACGCTAGCCGTGAACTGAACAAGGGACCGGTGACCGCCAAATCGCGGCGGCGCCGTTCCAGCATCCGAATGACAGAGGGTTACGCATGAGCAAGGGTTTGTGGATCAGCCCCACCGAGTTTGTGAAGTTCGGCGAGACCGACAAGTCGCTGTCGTCGCTGATTGCGACGCGCGCGCGAAGCATTGATTTCTTCGCGCTCGGCATGTACCTGCCGAATCCCGACCCGGTACTCAAGGCGCTGGGCAAGGATATCCGTGTATATCGCGAGCTGCGCGCGGACGCGCACGTCGGCGGTTGCGTGCGTCGCCGCAAGGCCGCGGTGAAAAGCCTCGAATGGGGACTCGACCGCGGCAAGGCCAAAAGCCGCGTAGCGAAATCGATTGCCGATGTGTTTGCCGATCTGGACCTGTCCCGCATCACTACCGAAATGCTGGACGCCGTCCTTTACGGCTATCAGCCGATGGAGATCACGTGGGGCAAAGTCGGCAATTTCATTGTCCCGGTCGACGTGGTCGGCAAGCCGGCGGACTGGTTCGTCTTCGACCCAGACAACCAACTGCGCTTCCGCAGCAAGGAAAATCGCATCCAGGGCGAGGAACTGCCGGCCCGAAAGTTTCTCGTGCCGCGGCAGGAAGCGACGTATCTGAATCCCTATGGCTTCCCCGATCTGTCGATGTGCTTCTGGCCGACGACGTTCAAGAAGGGCGGACTGAAGTTTTGGGTGCAGTTCACCGAGAAGTATGGTTCTCCGATGCTGGTCGGAAAGCATCCGCGCAGCGCGGCGACGGCCGAGACGGACCTTCTGCTCGATCGCCTTGAGGACATGGTGCAAGACGCCGTTGCGGTGATCCCGGACGATTCGAGCATCGAGATCAAGGAGGCCGCAGGCAAGAGCGGAAGTGCCGACGTCTACGAACGGCTGCTCCATTTCTGCCGCGGCGAGGTATCGATTGCGTTGCTCGGACAGAACCAGACGACCGAGGCGACGTCGACACGCGCCTCCGCCCAGGCCGGACTGGAGGTGACCGACGATATTCGCGATGGCGATAAGGCCGTCGTGGCCGAAGCGATGAACATGCTGATTCGCTGGATTTGCGACCTGAACTTCGACGGCACTGATCGTCCAGTGTTCGAGATGTGGGAGCAGGAACAGGTCGACGAAGTGCAGGCCAGCCGTGACGAAAAGCTGACGCGCGCCGGGGCACGGTTGACGCCGGCGTACTTCAAGCGCGCGTACAACCTGCAGGACGGCGACATCGACGAACGACCGCTGCCCGTATCTGCCATCGATACCACGGCAACCGCTTCGTTTGCGGAGCACGAAGCTACTGACCAGGACGTGCTTGACGCCGCTCTCGACGCGCTGTCATCGCCAGAACTGAACGCGGATATGAAAGCGCTGCTGGCGCCACTTTTAAAGCAGATTGCGAACGGCTCGAGCGCCGACGAGCTGCTCGGGACGCTGGCCGAGATGTACCCCAATCTCGATGCAGATGCTTTGCGGGAACGCCTTGCCCGTGCGATCTTCGTCGCGAATCTGTGGGGACGCCTCCATGCCTGACGCGGTCGATCTCAGCTACTGCATGAAGCTGCCGCCGAAAAAGGCGGTTGAGTATCTGCGCAGCAAGGGCTACCAGATAACGTGGGACTGGGAGGACTTGTGGCAGGACGCGCAGGCGAAGGCGTTCACAGTGGCGAAAGTGACGAGGCTCGACATCCTGCAGGACATACGCAACGCTGTGGAAACCGCAATCAACGAGGGCAAGACGTTCCAGTGGTTCGCAAAGGAACTCACGCCCGTCCTGCAAGCCAAGGGCTGGTGGGGAAAGCAAGATCACGTCGACGAGGACACCGGCGAAATCACGCAGGTGCAGCTCGGTAGTCCGTGGCGCCTGCAAACGATCTACCGGGCGAATCTCCAGACCGCATACATGGCGGGCCGCTACGCCGAGCAAATGGCGAACGTCGACGACCGTCCTTACTGGATGTACGTGGCGATCCTCGACAGCCGAACGCGCCCGAGTCATCGCGCGATGAACGGTAAGGTGTTCCGATACGACGATCCGTTCTGGCAGTCGTTCTACCCACCTAACGGCTGGGGATGCCGGTGTCGGGTTGTGTCTCTGTCGCACGACGAGATCATCGCGCGAGGCATCAAGGTGGAGTCGTCGGGTAGCCGCCTCGGCAAGACGCTCAAGTTAGTCAACGAGAAGACCGGCGAGATGCGCGAGGCCGCCACGTTCCGTGCCATCGACCCGGCCACACTCCGCGAAATCGTGGTGTCGCCGGACGTCGGCTGGAGCTACAACCCCGGCGCCGCCGCGTGGCGCCCCGACGCGTCACGGTACACCAGCGATCTCGCCACGGTCGCTCGGGGAGAACTGCATTGAACGACTTCGTCAAAATTCAGATCGACGATGCTGCACTTCGTTCGTGCCTACTTCAGCTCGAACAAGCCGGCCATCAGAAGGCAGCCGCCATGCGCAAAATATCGCAGGCGCTCTTGAAAGTCGCCGAAGACAACTTTGCCGAACAGGGCCGGCCGCGTTGGCAACAGCTTGCGGAGGCGACCGTCCATCTGCGTGTTGGCGGCAAGAAGGCGTACAAAAAGAACGGTGAACTGACAGCTGCCGCCGCTCGCCGTAAGAATGGCCTGATGATCCTGCAGGACAGCGGCCAGATGGCGGCATCAACGGCAACGGATTCTGGCGAAGATTATTCGGCCATCGGGAGCAACAAGGCGTATGCAGCGATCCAGCATTTCGGCGGGCAGGCAGGCCGCGGGCTGACGGTCGAAATCCCGGCTCGGCCGTGGTTGCCCGTCACCGCCAACGGCGAGCTTCAACGTGAAGCGGTCGAGCCGGTGCTGAGCACGATCTTGCGCCATTTGCAGGGCGCGGCTAACGGCCGATAGCTCGTGGGGGCCGCGATTGCAACGCGCCCTATAATAGGCCTACATCAAACAAAGAGAGGGCCGAAACAATGCCTGGTATCACGTGTACCTTTCGCCTGAACGGCCAACCGATGTCCGTCCTGAATTGCGCGGGCATCGGAGCGTTTTTCGCGTTCTCCGGCCTTGACCGAGACATCAACAAACCGGGGGCCGTCGCACACGCAAATTCCGGCCCACTCCCGCCGGGGCGCTACTACATCGTCGATCGGCAGTCGGGCGGCCGAATGGGTTGGTTCTGGGATCACGCTCTCAGCTTCGCAGGTCGATCCCCAACGGAATGGTTCGCCTTGTTCCGCATCGATGCCACCATCGACGACTTCACAGTGATCAACGGCGTACGCCGCGGCCGGTTCCGCCTGCACCCGAAAGGCGGAGCGGGAATCAGCCAAGGATGCATCACTGTGGCAAATCCGGATCAGTTCAAGCGATTGCGTTCCGCATTCCTTCAGCGCGGAGCGACCGTGCCGGTTCCCGGCACTAACCTGAAGGCTTACGGGACGGTTGACGTTCAATGAAAGTGACGCGCTTTCTTTCTATCGCGGCGGCCACTGTTGGCCTGTGGCTCATCCTTGCGCGACTGCTCGCAATGGTTCCGTTCAACGCTACAGTTACGGACTGGCTCGTTCGCCTCGCCGGACTGTTCGGCGATCAAGACGCGGAAAGCGTCGAGCGGGTGTGGGTGGCATCAGTGTTCTTCGTTGCCGCCGTTTTCGCGATCGTTATCGTTTGGTTCGTGCTGCGCATGGTGCGGCAGCGAAATCCCTCTCAAACCGTCTGAGCCTCTACGCGCGTTCGGAGCACTCCGGACGCGCAACGTTAGCGCTCTCGTCCCGACGCTCCCTCGTAAAGTTTTATAAAGGCTTTAAGGGCGCGCTCCGAACTCCCTGCGTGCCTGTCGACGCGCCCTTCGCTACGGCGCAATCGTAAAGCCGATTAAAAGACCCAATCCGTTCACTGCCCGATGATGGGCAGCATGAACGCGAAACCACTACATATCTTCAGGGCGGGCACGCAGACCGACATGAGCGGTCGCGTGCTCGCGTTCGCCGAAACGGATCTCGCCGCGACGGCCGCCGCGTACGACCCGAAGCTGCACGAGGCACCGATCGTCATCGGCCATCCGCGCGATAACGGTCCGGCGTGGGGCTGGGTTGCGTCGCTTTCTGCATCGGCTGGCAACCTGCAGGCCGAGCCTACCCAGGTCGACCCGGCGTTCGCTGAACTCGTCGACGCCGGCCGCTACAAGAAGATCAGTGCCAGCTTCTACCACCCTGACTCGCCGCACAACCCGGTGCCCGGCGTCTACTACCTGCGGCACGTCGGATTTCTCGGCGCGCAGCCGCCAGCGCTGAAGGGTCTGCGCGACGTCAGTTTCAGCGACGGCAATGAAGGCGTCGTCGAATTCAGCGATTGGGGCCAAGAGCTCAATGCCAGCCTCTGGCGCCGCATGCGCGAATGGCTGCTGACGCAATTCGGCCAGGACACGGCCGATCAAGTCGTCCCCGATTGGCAAATCGACTCGATTCGCGAAGTTGCGCAGCAAGACGACGATGCGCCGACCAGCGCATTCGCAGAGCCTAGCGCAGCAACCGCACCCACAACCACTCAGCAGGAGAAAGACGCAGTGACCCCTGAGCAGAAGGCCGCACTGGAGGCCGAAAACGCCCAGCTCAAACAGCAGCTCGCCGACGTGCAGGCACGCGAGCGCAAGGCCGCAACCGAGCGCCGTCACGGCGACCACGTGGCTTATGCCGAGCAGCTCGTCAAGGCCGGAAGGCTCGCGCCGAAGCACAAGGACGCCGTCGTCGCTTTCCTCGACTTCGCCGACAGCGATACGCCGATCGAATTCGGTGAAGGCGACGCGAAGCAGCCGCTCGCCACCGCGTTTCGCTCGTTCCTCGGCGATCTGCCGAAGGTCGTCGACTTCGGCGAGCACGCGACGCGTGAGCGCGCGGGTGTCGACGAAACCGCGGCCGACACCGTCGACTACGGTGAGAACGTCGATCCGAAGCGCGTCGAGCTCGACGGCCGCATTCGCGCGTATATGCGCGAGCACGGCGTCGACTACCCGACCGCCGCGAACGCCGTGATCCGCTAACAACCGGCGCAAGCCACTGGAAAGGCCACTGAGCCAGGAGAATGAAAGATGGGACGTCTGTCAAAACTGCGAATCGTCGACCCGGTACTGACGAATCTCGCGATCGGTTACACGAATGCCGAATTCATCGGCCAGAACCTGATGCCGGTCGTCGAAGTGGAAAAGGAAGGCGGCAAGATTCCGAAGTTCGGCAAGGAATCGTTCCGCCTCTACAAGACGGAACGCGCGTTGCGCGCGAGGTCGAACCGCATGAATCCGGAAGACCTGGCCGGGGTCGACGTGATTCTCGATGAACACGACCTCGAGTATCCGATCGACTACCGCGAAGACCAGGAATCGGCGTTCCCGCTGGAACAGGCAGCTGTGCAGACGACGACCGAAGCGATCCAACTGCGTCGCGAGAAAATGATCGCCGACATCGCGCAGAACCCGAACAACTATGCCGCGAGCAACAAGAAGCAGCTCACCGCAGGCGACAAGTTCACCGCGTCCGGTAGTGATCCCGTTGGCGTAGTCGAAGACGGCAAGGAAGCAATTCGCATGAAGATCGGCCGCCGGCCGAACACGATGGTGCTCGGGGCGTCAGCCTACAAGGCGCTGAAGAACCACCCGCAACTTATCGAGAAGATCAAGTACTCGATGAAGGGCATCGTGACCACCGACCTGCTGAAGGAAATCTTCGAGGTCGACAACATCGTGGTCGGCGAGGCGATCTATGCCGACGATCGCGACCGCTTCACCGACATCTGGGGCGCCAACATCGTGCTCGCCTACGTTCCGCTGCAGCGCGGTAGCCAACAACGCACGCCGTACGAGCCGTCCTATGGCTACACGCTGCGCAAGAAAGGCAACCCGGTCGTCGACACGCGCGTCGAGGACGGCAAGCTTGAGCTCGTACGCAACACGGACATCTTCCGTCCGTACCTGCTCGGCGCGGACGCTGGCTACTTGATCACGGGCGTCAACGGCTGACCGACCACGCGCCCCGAATACCGTACTGACCACGTCTCGCCTGCGGGCGAGGCCTACCCGAACGGAACATGATCCATGAAAACGCATCAACCGATCCTCACCACTTCCGTTACCGCCGCAGCCGGCCTGAATCGCTTCCAGTTCGTCGGCTTCGATGGCGGCGTGTGCGCAGCCGGCGTGAAGGCGCTTGGCGTTGCCGAAGCGAGCGCCGATATCGGCGAGCAAGCGTCGGTCAACCTGCTCGGCGCGATCCTCGTGATGGCCGGAGCGCCGATCGAGCTGCATGCCGAGGTCGAATCCGACGCCGCCGGGCAAGCCATCCCGAAAGCAGCCGGTACGTCCAACGGCTACGCGCTCGACGCGGCCGCTGCCGCTGGTGACGTGATCCGTATCCTGCGAGGTATCTGACGTGCGCTACTGCGCGCTGCCCGACCTGCAGGCGGCGATACCCGAGCGGACGCTCATCGAGTTGACGAACGATACGACCACCGACTACGGTGCTCCGGCGCCAACGACAGTCGATGCCGAAATCATCGAGAGCGCTGTCAGGCAGGCAGAGGAAATTGTGGACGCGCATTTACGCGGCCGTTACAACCTGCCGCTCTCGCCCGTTCCGACGGTCATCAAGGATGTCGCGGTCAACCTCGCGCGGCACTGGTTGTATGCGCGCCGTCCGGAAGGCAGCGGACTACCCGAGGCCGTGACGCGGACCTTCAAGGCGTCGCTGCACATGCTCGAGCAAATTCGCGACAACAAGCTGACGATCGGCGATCCAAGTGGCGCTGCGACACCTGAACCGGGTGAGATGAAAGTGCGTGCGCGGCGACGTGTATTCGACTCGGATCTGTTGGAGCGTTTCTGATGGCTACGACGCTTGAGATGGCCGAAGCCATCGTTACGCGGCTGCGCATGAAGCTGCCCGCGTTGGTGGTCGAGTACTTCCCGGAGCGCCCAGACGAGTACCGACTCAACCATCCGATCGGTGCGTTACTAATCAGCTATCCGGGCAGCCAGTATGACGCGACGATCGATACCGCGACGGTCGTGCAGCCACGGCGCGTGAAGTTCGCAGTTGCGATCGTGCTGCGGCAGCTCAACGGTCGTGGAGGTGCGATCGACGTTCTCGATCACGTTCGCGCGGCACTCGTGGGCTTCCGGCCGCCGGACTGCAAGAAGCTCGCCGCATCCAGCGACAAGTTTATCGGGCACTCGGAAGGACTGTGGCAATACGTGATCGAGTTCTCGGCGAGCGCGATGATCGTCGAGGATTCTGCGCCGAATGACGGACCGCCGTTGACGGACGTTACTTACAAGGAGGAATCGTGAAATACCAGTACAGCGGGCCGACCAGCGGTGTCACGCTGAAGAATGGCAACGAAGTCCGGGAAGTCATGTTGCACACGGACGCCGACGTCGATCTGCCCGAGCAGCACGAGTACACGAAAACGTTGCAGGCGATGGGCTATCTGAAGCTCGCGCCTGCGAAGCAAGCCAAGCCCGCGCGCAACAGCGCCACGGAAGATCAACCGAAGACCGCGGCCGATGCGGTCCTGAAGGGAGCCTGAGCGATGGCAGCAAACTACCTGCATGGCGTCGAGACCATCGAAAAGGAGACCGGCTCCCGGCCGGTCAAGGTCGTGAAGTCGGCGGTCATCGGTCTGATTGGGACGGCCCCGATTGGGCCGGTCAATACGCCGGTCCAGTCTCTGTCCGATCATGACGGCGCGCGGTTCGGGCCCCAGCTCACGGGTTTTACGATTCCGCAGGCGCTCGATGCGATTTACGACTACGGCAGCGGCACGGTGATCGTCATCAACGTGCTCGATCCGGCCGTGCACAAGAGCAACGCGGCCAGTGAGCCGATTACGTTCGACGCGGTGACAGGCCGCGCCAAACTCGCGCACCCGGCGGCGGCGAATCTCGTGCTGAAGAACGACTCGGGCAGCGCCACGTACACCGAAGGCACCGACTATGCCGTCGATCTCGTCAACGGCGTGATCAACCGCATCAAGACCGGCATGATTCCTGCTGGCGCGGCGGCCGCCACGGCGACGTACGATTACGCGGACCCGACGAAAGTCACGGCCGCGGACATCATCGGCGCGGTCAGCGCCGCCGGCATCCGTACCGGCATGAAGGCGCTGCAGGACACCTACAACCTCTACGGCTACTTCGCGAAAATCCTGATCGCGCCGGCGTACTGCACGCAGAACTCCGTCGCCGCCGAGCTTGAGGCGATGGCCGGCCAGCTCGGCGCGATTGCGTACATCGACGCGCCGATCGGTACGACGTTTGCGCAAGTGCTCGCCGGGCGCGGCCCCGTCGGGACGATCAATTTCAACACGTCAAGTGACCGCGTGCGCCTCTGCTATCCGCACGTGAAGGTGTACGACGCAGCGACCAACGCGGAAAGGCTGGAGCCGCTCTCGTCGCGCGCGGCGGGCTTGCGTGCCCGCGTCGACCTGGATAAGGGCTACTGGTGGTCCAGTTCGAACCAGCAGCTTGTTGGCGTGACTGGTGTCGAGCGGCCGCTATCGGCGATGATCGACGATCCGCGATCGGAAGTGAATCTGCTCAATGAGCAAGGCATCACGACGGTGTTCAACTCGTACGGTTCAGGCTTACGCCTGTGGGGCAACCGCACCGCCGCTTGGCCTACGGTCACGCACATGCGGAACTTCGAGAACGTGCGACGTACCGGCGACGTCATCAACGAATCACTGCGCTACTTCAGCCAGCAGTTCATCGACATGCCGATCGACCAGGCGCTCATCGATTCGCTCGTCGAATCGGTGAACGGCTTCGGCCGCAAGCTGATCGGCGACGGCGCGCTGCTCGGCTTCAAGGCGTGGTTCGATCCTGCGCGCAATCCGAAGGAAGAGCTGTCGGCGGGCCACCTGCTTATCAACTACAAATACACGGTGCCGCCGCCGCTCGAGCGGCTCACCTACGAAACCGAGATCACCTCGGAATACCTGCTCACCCTGAAGGGAGGTAACTGATCATGGCGGGTGGCGTGAAAATCAATCGGATCACGAACGCGAACGTCTATGTGAACGGTAACTCGATGCTCGGCAAGGCCGAGGAAATCAAGCTGCCCGACGTCCAGGCGATCATGGCCGAGCACAAGGCACTCGGCATGATCGGCAAGGTCGAGCTGCCGGGCGGGCTCGACAAGCTCGAAGGCGAGATCAAGTGGAACTCGCTTTACGCCGACGTCGCGCGCGCGATGGCAAACCCGTTCAAGGCGGTCCAGCTCCAGTGCCGCTCAAGTATCGAGACGTACGGCGCCCAAGGGCGCGTGCAGGAAGTCAGTCTGGTGACGTACCTGACCGTGATGTTCAAGAAAAATCCGCTCGGCACGTTCAAGCAGCACGAGAACGCGGATTTCAGCTCGTCGTTCGGCGCGACCTACGTGAAGCAGGTGATCGACGGGCAGGAAGTGCTCGAGCTGGACTATCTCGCCAACATCTTCCGTGTCGACGGTGAGGACATGCTGTCTGATTTCCGCGCCAATATCGGCGGCTAATCGCCATATCCCCCTGTGATTCCTCGCTTTGACCCGCTTCGGCGGGTCGTTTTTTTTAGCCTTCGTCAAAAGCGCTCCCGTGCGCGCAATTCGACAATGTGTGCTCTATCCCTACGGAGCACATCATGAAAATCCCGCTGAAATACCCCGTCAAACTCGCCACCGGTAAGACGCTCACGGAACTGACGCTTCAGCGCGGGAAGCGGAAAGACGCGGCCGCGGCGGCTAAATACAGCACGGACGCCGGCGACCAGGAAGACTTTTTGCTCGCGCGCCTGACCGACCTCACCGTCGAGGACATTGGCGAACTCGATCTGGCCGACTCGAGGCGACTCATGGATGCCTTTCGCTGCATGGTTGAGGAACGGGATACCGCCGTCGATGCAGGCGCCGCAGGCGCAGTTGCCGCGAACCCCTGAACCGCTGGATTCAGTGCTCCGACCATTGGATGAGCTGTTGCTGCTCGTGCTGAAGATGCAACCGTCCGAAATCGCTGATTTGGATTTGGACGACTACTGGCACTGGATCGATGCCGCGGAGCGCGAGATCAAGCGGCGCACGGACGTGCTGAAGGCGACGTCGTAGCGGCCGTTAGGCGGTACGGCGATTGAGGCGGCCGACGAGCCAAACGGCCGCCTTGATCGCAGCCGCAATGAGGTACGAGCCGGTCACGACGATCGGCCCCAACAGGGCAATTCCAAGAAACGCGACGATGCCGAAGATGACAGGCACCGACCACCACGGCAGTTCAACGCAGAGCCATACGGCGAGCGCGATGCCTGCGAGCGTGATCACTGTGTACGTAAGGCCTTCGGCGATGGACTGAATGTTCATGGGCGGATCGTAACTTTCCGGTAAGGGTATGGCAAGCGAGTTCTATATTGGCGTAAAGATCGGCGCAACGCTACTCGGCAGTTTTGGCGCCGCACTGTCCGGCACCCGGACGACATTGAACGGGCTCGGCCGCGTTGCCGACGAGCTGCGGGGAAAGCATGCCCAGCTGGGCGAAACGATGGCGCGGGCGGTCGCTCACCCGATGCGCAACATTGCGGTGCTTCGAGGTCAGTACGAGCGCCTCGGGCGAACTATCGATCAAGTGCAGACAAAGCAAGCCGCGCTCGCGGCCCGTCTGGCGCGAGGCACGGCGCTGCGCGAACAACGCCAGATGCTCGGTGCGGACATGCTCGGCGCCTACGCAACTGCGGCCGCAACGGCCGCCCCTGTCATCGGTGCGGTGAAGCAGGCGGCAAACTTCGAGGCCGGCCTGCGCGACATCGCCATTACGGGCAACCTGACCCGTGACGAGGAATTCAAGATCGGCGAAACCATGCGACGTGCTGCGCTCACGACAAGCCAGGGACACGGCGCAATTCTGGAAGGCGTCGGCACGCTTGTCGCAGCTGGCATGGACGCACGGGAAGCGGGTCAGAAGTCGAGCTTGCTGGGCCGCGTGGCAACCGCAACGAACGCTGACATGAAGGATCTCGCTGGTATGGTCTATTCGTTCTCGGAGACGCTCGGGATCAAGGGCGATGCCGCGCTTAAAGAGGCGTTCAATCGCGCCGCATACGGAGGCAAGCTCGGCCGGTTCGAGCTGAAGGACATGGCGAAAGCACTGCCTGAGATGACGGCCGCGTTTGCTGCCAAGGGCATCAAGGGGCAGGACGCGCTGACGCAGATTATCGCGAGCCTCGAAGTCGGCCGGGAAGGCGCTGGCAGCGGCGAGGAAGCGGTGACCAACTTGCGCAACTGGCTGTCGCACATGAATGCGAAGGCAACCATCGACGCCTACAAGAAAGCCGGCGTCGACTATCAGAAGTCGATGTCCAACCTGGTGGCCGGCGGTTACTCGAGCTATGAAGGATCGCTACTGATCGCACAGCAATTCATTGCATCGCGAGGCGAGGCGTTCATGAAGCAATGGAAAGCGGCTGGTGCCAAGGGTGACGAGGAAGCACAGCGCAAGCTGATGGAGAGTTTCGGCCTGAACGAGGTATTTCAGGATATCCAGACGATCAACCATTTGCTTGCAATGCGCCAAGGCTGGGACAAATACCAGCAGAACAAGAAGGACATGGGTGGCAAGCAAGCGCAGAACACGATCGACCAGGACTACGAGCGCCGCGCTGCACTGGCGACTGTCGCTTGGGGCCGCTTCAAGACTTCGATCGCGGATCTCGGCATCACGGTCGGCCGTGCGCTTCTCCCGTCGCTTACGGATCTGATGACGACAGTGACGCCCCTTATTCAACGCGTCAATCAATTCGCGAAGGAAAATCCCGGACTGATCAGGGGCATAGTCGGATTTGCCACAGCGGTGATCGGCATGAAGGTGGCGGCGCTCGCCGCTGGCTGGGGTCTGAACTTCTTCGTCAAATCACCGCTGAACATGGTCGCCACGGCACTGACGACTGTCGGGGCGAAGTGGTCTGTGTTGCGTGCGCTATGGGCCGGCGGCGGTTCGCGCTTGTCAACGGTATTTCAGATTTTCGGAATGACCGCCGGCCGCGCCAGCAAGCTGGCTGCGGGCATTGGCCGTGCTGGAGTCACGCTTCGAAGTCTTGGCCGCGGCACGCTAGTGGCCGGCCGGGCGCTGCTTCCGTTCGGTCAGGGACTGCTGATGTCAGTGTTTGGCCCGATCAAACTGCTTGCGCAGGGTGTTGGGTGGCTGAGTCGTACCTTGGGTGGCCAACTCATCCGCGGTGCACTTTCTGCGGGCCGCATCATGCTCTGGCTCGGGCGGGCAATGCTCACGACGCCGCTTGGGCTGATCCTGACGGGCATCGCGATCGCGGGCTACCTGATCTATCGCAATTGGGACAAGATCGGACCGGTGTTTCACAAGTTCGTGAACACCTCCAAGACGCGTCTGTCCGAACTATGGACGAGTTTGAAGAGTCTGCCGGACCGCTTTCTCACGATTGGCCGCAACATCGTCGATGGACTCATCAACGGCATACGCTCGAAGTTCGGTGCGGCCAAAGACAGCCTTGTTCAGTTCGGCGGTGACATCAAGTCGTGGTTTGCCAATACGCTAGGGATCAAGTCACCGTCGCGGGTCTTCATGGCGTACGGCGACAACATCGCGCAAGGCGCGGCGATCGGCATCGGGCGCTCGTCCGCGATCGCGTCGCGCGCGGCCGCGGGTATGGCGACACAAGCAGCGGCCGCCGCTTCGATGCGACGCATCAATGCAGCGCGCGCTGGCACGCCACTGGGCTCGACGCCTGCCGGTGTCGGTATCACCATCCACTTTGCACCGTCGATCACCGTACACGGGGGCAGTCCGGGCGGGGTCAAGGAACAAGTGAATCAGGCGCTTGGCATGTCGTTGCGTGAGCTCGAGCGCATGCTCGACAACCTTCTTGCGCAGCGTGCGCGCCGCGCTTACGGGGGCTAACGTGTTCGCAATACTCGGTGATATTCAATTCGACCTGATTGGATACTTCGATGGTTTCGAAGCAACCTTCGGCACCGATTATGCCGAGCATGCGTTGCTCGAAGGCAAGCCACGGCTGCAACGGATGGCGGACAAGCTCGACGAGGTGCGTATCGAGTTGTCGTTCCACTACCAGTTTTGCAACCCTGAGGCCGAACTGGCGAAGCTCCGTGCCGCGCTGTCGGCTAAGCAGGCGATGGCCCTCGTCTTCGGTAATGGTGATTACAAGGGTTGGTTCGTGCTGTCTGAGGTTCAGACGAACAGTAAGCAGACGGACCCGTCGGGGACGGTGCTCGCGCTCGAAGCCACGATAACTCTGCGTGAATTCGTGGGCGACAAGAAGAACCCGCTGAAGCCACCGGCCGTTCAACCCAAGGTACCTCCTGCTGCCGCGCAGTCGGTCGCCAGCGTCAAATCCGCGGTAGCCACCGTACGTGGGACGATCGGTCAGGCGGTGACGTATGCGAATCAGGCTCAGTTAGCAATGCGCGTTGCGGTTGATACGGCAACTGCCGTCCAGAAGCTGAAGGACGATCCATTCGCAGCCTTGAGTCGATCCTCAAGCCTGCTGACCAACATTCGGCAAGCCGCAGACCCGCTCGCGAAGCTGTCCCCGACGTTAGCCTCGCTGACCGACCAGATACCCGAAGCAGCCGGCATCCTGCGCGCCAGCAACACCGCGTTGGACGCCGTGCGATCTGCGCAAGGACCACTGGCGAGCGCGACGGTCGGAACGATCACAGGCGCAGTCGAAAGCGCAGCCGGGCGCCTTGCGACAGCCGGCGAGGCACTAAGCTCGGCCGGACCGAGTATCAGCAAGCTGGCGGCCAAAGTTGTGACGCGGAGAATTTGATGTTCCTAACCCACATCACCGTCGAAAGCGAGCGCTGGGACCAGATCGCCTATCGCTACTACGGCGACCCGCTCGCATATGAACGGATCATTGCAGCGAATCCGGACGTACCCATTACGCCGCAGTTGCCGAGTGGAATCGCGCTATCGATTCCGGTGGTGTCTGACAACGAAGTGACGGAGGATCTTCCACCGTGGATGCGGTAAACGACACGCCAACATCGGTCGGTGATGTTCCCGCGCCGACTTTTACGCTCGTCTACGAGCAAAAGAACATCACTAATGACATCGCTCAATATGTGGTGTCTGTGTCGTACACAGACTTCCTGTCCGGGCAATCGGACGAAATCGAGGTCGTGCTCGAGGACGCAGACGGCCGTTGGCGCGACGCATGGTATCCCGGCAAGGGCGATGCACTGACGCTGAAACTCGGTTACGCCGGCGCGTCACCGCTGTCGTGCGGACGATTCGAAATCGACGAAATTGGGTTCGATGATCCGCCGACGACCGTGACGATTCGCGGACTCGGCACCGGGGTGAAAGCTTCCGTCAGAAGCCGAAAAGCGAAGGCATACGAGCACACGACTCTTGCAGCGATCGCGGCGCGCGTGGCCAAGCGGAATCGCCTGACGCTGACCGGACGCATACGCGACATCCGAATCGATCGCGTGACGCAATATCAGGAACGCGACGTCGCATTCTTGGCACGGCTCGCGCGCGAGTACGGTTACGCGTTCAAGATCTCGGGGAGCAGGCTCATCTTTAGCGAACTTGCGAACCTTCGCGAGACGCCCGCCATTTTGCAGTTCAAGCGCGGCGATCTGAAGTCGGTGCGCCTGCGCGACAAGATCAAGGACGTGTATGCAGAAGCCAAAGTTGGCTATCACAACCCGAAGATGAAGAAGCTGGTTGTGTATGGTGTCACTGGCAACGCTGTGGGCATCGTCGGCCAGTCTGAGGTGGCCACCGGCAAGCGGAAACAATCGGGGCAAGCAGCCAGCGGAGATACGTTGCGGCTATCTGTACGGGCCGGCTCGAAAGCGACGTTGCAGACGAAAGCGCGCGCGGCACTCGATCACGCAAATCTCAAGCAGACCAGCGGGACGTTCGGGATGATCGGTGACACGAAGCTAGTGGCCGGCGCGTCCATCGAGTTGCTCGGGTACGGCAAGCTGTCCGGGAAGTATCTGATCGAATCGGCTCGACACCGACTCGATCGCGGCGGCGGATACGAGACCGAAGTTGAGGTCAAGCGCTCCTCGACCGACGTCCAAGGCAGTAAGGGCTCGGGCAGTGGAAAGAAATCGAGTAAGGGGCTGCATGTCTACGGCGTAACCGCAATGGGAAATGTCGGTGTGGTGGGCACCATACCGATTCAAACAAAGGGCAGAAAATGAACGAGACGCTCGACGAGTTCGGTGCAACGATCAAGTTCGGAACGGTCAGCGCCTCGAAGCCCGGATTTGCGCGCGTACGGCTAACCGACCTCGGCAACATGCGGACCATGTGGTTGCCGATCGCATATCCGAAGGCATTGGAAGACCAGGTTTGTTGGACCTACGATAGCGGTGAGCAGGTCGCCGTGTTGTTGGACGGCCGAGGCGAAGACGGCGTCATTCTCGGGGCAATCTATTCGGATGTAGACCGGCCGCCGGTGACCGATCCGAACAAGTTCATTGTTCGGTTCAAGGACGGCGCCATCCTCGAATATGATCGCGCAACACATGTACTGAGCTGCATCGGCATGCGGGAGGTTCTGGTCAATGCAGAAGCAGTGGTCGTGGTGCGCGCCGGAGCGAAGGTATCGGTCGATGCGCCAGAATCGGAGTTCTCGGGAAACGTCACGGTCAAGGGAAAGCTGACCTATCAGGGTGGGATGGCCGGCACGGGCGGCGCCGGCGCGGTGTTGACCGGCAACTTGAAGATCAGCGGCAATGTCGACGCCACTGGCTCCATCATGGACGCGGGCGGCAACTCGAACCATCATAGCCACTGAGCTATTAAGCGGCGTTAATATGCCTCCCCGCTGCCATGCGGCAACATTGCTGCATGGCTCAGCTCTCCGAAATCACCTCCGTTCACTGGCAGCCCGCCCTTAATAGCAGCGGCATCGTTGAGGGCGTGGACGACATCGCTCAGTCGATCCACCTGATCTTAGGTACGCCTCAAGGCAGCGATCCGCATCGGCCTGAATTCGGCTCGAAGCTTCATCTGTACGTCGACATGCCGATCGACCGCGCCACCCCGCACGTTGTGCGGGAGTCAGTCGATGCAATCCGCCGCTGGGAACCCCGCTGCGAAGTCATCCGTGTTATTCCATCGATATCGGAATCGAGCGAAATCATTCGCGTGCAATGGCGCCTTGCCGACGGCGTAGTTCGTGAAACGGAGGTACCGAGATGACGCTTGCGGAACCGAATTTCATCGACCGCGATCCGCAGGCGATCACGGCCGACATCATCGCCGAATACGAAGCGCGCACCGGCAAGACGCTGTATCCGGCGCAAGTCGAGCGCGTGCTGATCGACATCGTCGCTTACCGCGAAACCCTCGTGCGCGTCGGCGTGCAGGAAGCGGCGAAGCAGAATCTCGTCGCGTTCGCGCGCGCGCCGATGATCGACTATCTCGGCCAGCTCGTCGGCGTCACGCGCCTGCCCGCGCAGCCCGCGAAGACCGTCGTGCGCTTCTCGCTCGACGCGCCGCTCGCGTCGAGCCTGCTGATCGCGGCCGGCACGCGCGTCGAGACGAGCGACGGCGGCGTGTCGTTCGCCACCGACGCCGACGCGGTGCTCGCGGCCGGCCGCACGTCGATCGACGTCGCCGCGACCTGCGACACCGCCGGCGCGCTCGGCAACGGCTGGCAGCCGGGCCAGATCAACTCGCTCGTCGACGATCTCGGCGACGTCGACGTGAGCGTCGCGAACACGCAGACGAGCGCGAACGGCTACGAAGAAGAGGAGACCGAACGGCTGCGCGAGCGCATCCAGCTCGCGCCCGAGGCGTTCAGCACCGCGGGCCCGCGGCTCGCATACGTGTTCCATGCGAAGAGCGCGCACCAGTCGATCGTCGACGTGAGCGTGATCGGCCCCGAAATGGCGGCGCGCGACGGCCGGCTCGTGTCGGTCAACGGCGTGCCGCCCGGCAGCGTGCGCGTGCATCCGCTCGTCGACACCGGCCTGCCCGGCGACGACATCCTCGCGCGCGTCGCGCAAGCGCTCGACGACGAGAAGAAGCGCCCGCTCACCGATTTCGTCGAGGTGCGCGCGCCGAAGCCCGTCGACTACGCGATCGACGCGCGCCTCACGCTGTACAAGGACGCCGACGCGGGCACCGTGCTCGCGCAGGCGCGCGCCGCGGCGAACGCGTATCGCGCGAACCGCTCGGCGGGCCTTGGCCGCGACATCGTGCCCGCGCAGCTCACGGCCGCGCTGCAGGTGCGGGGCGTCTACGACGTCGACCTGAACGGCCTCGCGCTGCGCGTGCTCGCCGGCGACGAATGGGCGCGCTGCACGAGCGTGTCGGTGGTCGCGACCGGAGTCGCGCATGGCTGACACCCTGTTGCCGCCGCCGCTCGCGAGGGACCGCCGCTTCGCGGCGCTCGCGCAGCTCGCCGCGCGGCACGACAACATCGATCTGTCGCCGATCCTCGTCTACCTGATCGACAGCGTCGACGCGACGGCGCTGCCGCATCTTGCCGAGCAGTTCTCGGTGATGGGCGAGGACGGCTGGAGCCTTGCCGAATCCGACGACGCGCGCCGCGCGCTCATCAAGGGCGCGATCGAGCTGCATCGCTACAAGGGCACGCCGTGGGCGGTGCGCGAAGTGATCCGGCGGCTCGGCTTCGGCGAAGTGGAACTCGTCGAGAACATCGCGCGCGTGTCGTACGACGGCAAGCGCCGCTACAACGGCTGGATGGTGCACGGCGATCCGGGCCTGTGGGCGGTGTACCGCGTGATCCTGCGCGACCGCGCGATCACGAACGACCAGGCCGCGCTGCTGCGCGCGACGCTCGCCGCGTTCGCGCCGGCGCGCTGTGAACTCGCGAGCCTCGAATACCGCGAAGTGCCCGTGCGCTACAACGGCGCCGCGCGCTACGACGGACAGTACAACCATGGGAGCAGCTAATGTCCAAGCTAGTCGAAACCTCCAAGTGGGAGGAAGACATTTACCAGATCGAGACGTCCGATCCCGTCGAGGGCGGGCCGGACGGCATTTCGAACCTGCAATCCAAGCAACTAAGCAACCGCACGCGTTACCTAAAGGATGCGCTCGAAAAGCACGACAGAAGTCACATACTAAAAGCCGGCGACACAATGGCAGGTGCACTGCTCGGCAAGGTCGGATCGGGAGTCGGCAGCAATGCCGGATTCGGCTTTGACGGCGACCCCGACACGGGGCTCTTCTCGCCGAAGGCGGGCGTGCTCCAAGTGACTTTGAAGGGCGTGCCGGCTGCCGAATGGTCGCTCGACGCGACCGGTCAGCGGAAGATGCGCACGTCGGTCGCGGCGTCGTTCGACAACGGCGTGCGTGCCGGGCTCGATCACGGCGACGGCGGGCAGTTCCGCGCAGTCTGCGACGGCTACGGCGCGTTCATCCGCAACGACGGATGGAGCGTGTATCTCCTGTCGACGCCGAAGGGCGTCCCGGACGGCGGGTTCAACGACTATCGGCCGTTCTCGTGGTCACTGTCGACGGGGCAGGTCATCATCGACGGAAACGGATCGGGCACGGTCTTCGGCGGCACCGTGAACATCGCCCACGATCTCGAAGTCGGACGGAACGCAAACGAAGGGCATATCAAGCTCGGTCCGGCCGACGGGTACCTCTACGCGAACCAGCTCAGCACCGGTTGGTGGTCGTCGACGGGATCGTCGTATCAATACATGTTTGCTGACCACACGTTCCGCATCGATGGCCGGATCGCGTGGCACGAAGGCAACCTCACGCCCCTCGACTTGAACACGGGCGGCACGCTCAAGGGCGACCTGACGTGCGAGCCGGGTACGCGCATCGTATTGGCCGAGGGCAGCGTCACCGCACCATCGCTCGCTTTCGGCAACGACGGAGCGCCAGATACTGGTCTCTATCACCTCGCGGACGGCGTATTCGGCGTCACTTGCAATACGAATTCGGTGTTGCGCTTCACGCCGACGCTTGCTGTGTTCGATCAACCCGTGACGGGGCCGACGCCGCCGTCGGGTGATCGTTCGACGCGTCTCGCGACGACGCAATGGGTTGCCGATGCGATTTCAACGGCGTCCGTCGGACAAATCGTCTTCGAGATGCGCACGAGCGCGCGGGCCGGCTATCTGAAGTGCAACGGCGCGGTGCTCAAGCGCGCGGATTATCCGGCGCTGTGGGCATACGCGCAGGCAAGCGGCGCACTCGTCGCCGAGAAGGACTGGTCGACCGGCAATTGGGGCTGCTATTCGGACGGTGACGGCGCGGCGACGTTCCGGATTCCCGAACTGCGCGGCGAGTTCATGCGCTGTTGGGACGACGGACGCGGGTTCGATGTCGATCGCAGAATCGGGACGTCACAGGACAGCCAGAATCGCTCGCATGCGCACGCGGCCTCGACGGATGAGGCACCGGATCACGTTCACACGGCGTGGACCGACGCGCAGGGCAACCACAGTCACGGCGGGGCGACGCAGTGGAGCGGGGATCACGCCCACACTGCGCCGGGCGCGCCCGGTAGCGGGCAGGGCTATCCGGGCGTGAATTCCGTTCAGCAGAGTGCGGGCGAGTCCCGCACGAGCGTTGCCGGCGGGCACAGCCACGCGATCGCGACGGACGGCGGTCACGGCCATAACGTCGGCATCGGCGGCGGCGGCCGTCATCGACACACGGTCAGCGTCACGGCTGACGGCGGCAGTGAATCCAGACCGCGCAACATCGCCGTCATGGCGATGCTGCGCGCCTACTGACAAGGGAGAAAACATGCTCTGCAATCAATACGACAACGCGACGGGCCAATACGTCGTCAGCTTTCTGGCGGACATCGATCCGCTCAATTCGAAGCGCTGGCTCGTGCCGGCGTTCTGCACGGCCGAGCCGCTGCCCGAGCGCCCGCCGCTCACGTGGCCGTTCTGGAAAGACGGCAAATGGGTGCTGCTGCCCGACTATCGCGGCGTGCGTCTGTACCGCACCGACAGCGGGTCGCCGGCCGAGATCACGCGCTCAGGCGTGAAGCCGGAAGACGTCGGCCTGACCGAGACACCGCGCCCGTCCGACGAGCACGTCTGGCGCGATGGCGCGTGGCGCGTCGACGAGCAGATCGTCGCGCGCAAGCAGCGCGAGGCGGCGATGAACGACTTCACGTCGCGCATGGAGAAGGCGCGCACGAAGAATCGCGGCAAGGCTGACGCGCTCGCGGCGGGGCAGCTCGATCCGTTCGAGCGGGCGCTCTTCGAGGCGTGGGCCGCGTATCAGATGGCGCTCGTGCGTGTCGTCGAGTCGGCCGATTTTCCGGAGTCACACACGTGGCCAAACGAACCAGATGACCTGGCTATTAAGAAGGCATTGAGAGAAAAGAAGGCAGAAGAAGCAACTCGGCTCGCCGAGGAGACCCCCGTCACAGGTCCGGACACGGCCGAAATCGCTCCGGCATCACAAATACTGCCTACAAAGTAGAACGGGACGACCGACGCAGGTGTTAGCGCACCCGCGCCGGCCACCGCATCACTGCCATTGCCAGTGAATAAGCCAAGGCCCCGCCACCTTCCGGAAGGCGGTGCCATTCTATCGCATGAAAAAGGCTTTCACATATGGCAAACAGTCAGCACGCGTCCGCGCCGCAATCGGCGGCCGACGCGCTTGATATCCGTTGCGGCCAGTGCCGCCGCAAACTGGCCACCGGTCGGTATATCGAGTTGAGCATTAAGTGCCCTCGCTGTGGGGCAATTAACCATCTGAAGGCCGAGAGCCTCGAACCAGTGCGCCATCGAGCGCCCAGACATATGGAGCTTTGTAATGGGCGCGAAAATACCTCCTCTGGCCAAACAGCCGGGCCGTAACGGATACAAGTACAAACCGCAATTCGGCATAGTTGTCATCTGTCGAGACGAAGCGGAACAACGGACGACCTATCAGATTTTGCGCAAGCAGGGCCACAAGCTGAAGGTGGTGTGCGTATGAAGTTGACCGTACATCACCGCTGCGTAAATTCGACGTCGTATCGTGCGGCACGCGTCAAGTCGCTCTTCAACGTCGACGATGGCTCGCGATTCGACCTCGAGGCCGACCTTGCAATCGACGATTCCGACTGGAAAATCGGCGTAGTCGTCGGACCGTCCGGTTCCGGCAAGACGAGCCTCGGCAAGACAATCGGCCCGCTATACGCACCGGAGTGGCCGACGCGCAGGCCGATCGTCGATGCGATCGCGCCGCGTGCGGCATTCGAAGCCGTTACGAGCGCGCTGTCGGCCGTCGGCCTCGGAAGCGTGCCGACATGGCTGCGGCCGTTCGCCGTACTTTCCAATGGCGAGCAGTTTCGCGCGACGTTGGCGCGGCTCATCTGCGAGGCGCCAGCATTGGCAGTCGTCGACGAGTTTTCCTCGGTCGTCGACCGCCAGATCGCCCGCGTAGGAGCCGGCGCCTTCGCCAAGGCGTGGCGGCGCACGAACGGCCGCGTTGTGTTGCTATCGTGCCACTACGACATCCTCGATTGGGTGCAGCCCGATTGGGTCTTCGACACGGGAAACGGTCACTTTGAACGGGGGCGTCTTCGGCGACGGCCGCCGATCGACTTGGACGTTCGACAAACCGACTGGAGCTACTGGCCCTTGTTTGAACCGCATCACTATCTGAAACTGCCTCGCATGATTGCGGCGACGAACTATGTCGGCTGGATCGACGGCACGCCCGTCGCACACGTCGCAGTTAGCACGCGACCGGGGTTGATCGAGGCACGCGCGTGCCGCCTCGTGGTGATGCCCGAATGGCAGGGCGCGGGCGTCGGCATGCGGTTTCTGAATGCGGTGTGCGACGCGTGGAATCGCGGCCACAATCGGTACAGTCGGCCGATGCGAACGTTGTTCCATACCAGCCATCCGGGTCTGGCGGCAGCGCTGCGGCGCGACCGTCTTTGGACGCAGGTATCCGGCAGTCTAGTCGGCGACAACCGGCAACGCTGCGCTGAATCGCTCGCACGGAGCCGCGCACGTGCTGGCAGCGACCCAAAGGCGACGGGCGGCTATGGCGGGCATTTCCGCGCTGTACAAGGGTTCCGCTACCTCGGCGAGGAGGCGGTATGCGCCTCATGATCGTTGGTCAGAAATGGCTCGGCACCGAGCTACTGAAACAATGCGTCCGGGACGGCCACGAGATCGCCGCCGTGGCCGCCCCAGCGGCGACAGTAGAGGAATACGACCGCCTCTATGCAACCGCGCAGCAGCTCGCGGTGCCGGCGTCGATCGTCGGCCGGCGGCTTGATCCGGACTCGATTCCTGATGGCGTCGACTTGATCCTCGCCGCCCACGCGCACGCATTCCTACCACGCGAGGCACGCGAGCGAGCCCGACTTGGGGCGCTGGGCTACCATCCGTCGCTGTTACCCCGTCATCGCGGCCGCGACGCCATCCGGTGGGCGATTCACATGCGAGAGGCTGTCACCGGTGGGACAGTCTACTGGATGGACGACGGGGCTGATTCAGGGCCAATTGCACTGCAGGACTGGTGCCATATCCGCCCGGACGATACGCCGACGTCGCTTTGGCGCCGGGAGCTTGGGCCAATGGGACTGAGATTGTTTGCAGGCGCTCTTGCGATGACTGAACAAGGCGAGCGCCCAAGCTTTGAGCAGGACTCCGCATTGGCCACGTGGGAGCCAGCGTTTCGCCCCAAGTCGCTGTCCGCAGCGGCTTAATCGGGGCGCCGGATGGGCAGTTTGCAATTCGTTTGCGGCATGTGCAAACTCTGCCCATCCCAATTTATTACGCGTGATCGCGTTCAAATATCGCGCCGCGCTTCACAATGCCCGCGTTTCGAGAAGGTCCCAGGAAGGACCCGCGCCCCCGTGGGCGGGTAGGGAGGGTTCCCGGAGGGCCTCCGACCCACCCCGAAGGGGCTGCCCTTGGCTCCGCGCCGCCTGATTTTGCAGACAAGTCGTGTTAATCATGGATTCACGCGCCGATGCGGGTTTGCGGAGCGGTGTTCGCCATTTTCTCGCCACTCTGTTCAGGGTTGAGCTGCAGGCCGGCAATACGAGCGATGGACGCCTGTGCGAGTGCTGCGCTGGCGAGATTGGCTTCAAGATAGCGCAAGGTCGTCATAGGATCCTTGTGGCGCATGACGCGCTGGATGGTGGATACCGATGCCCCGTTCTCGCTCAACAGCGTTGCGAATGTGCCGCGGAGCCTATGTGGCGTGATGCCGTTCAGCTGGCAAGCCGCGTTGGCACTGCGCAACGCGGGGCGAAGGAAACCCGAGCGATATGCGTGGCCGCGTCGATGTGCGACGATCAAGCCGAGCGGTTGTCGGCGCGCGCGCAGGTAGTCGATGAGCCAGTCCGTCATCGGGATCGGATCGGCCTCACGGCCTTTGGTGATTCCTGGCGTGTAAGTGCCGCGGTCCCAGTCGATCCATTCCCATCGAGCTGTGATGATCTCGGACTCCCGAAGACCGAGGCCGAACGCAAGCCGCACTGCAATCGACAACGCCGGACAATCATGCGCATAGTCGTCGACAGCGGCCAGCCATTCCGCAACCCGGGAGACGGGTAATGTGGCACGCGGTTTCTTCTGGACTTTCAGCGCCTTTACCGACCACGGGATCTCGGGCATCACCTTGCGCCGTACGGCCCATTTGCAGACGACCTTGAGGAGGTTCAGCCAGTGATTCACGGAGGCCGCTGCATGGGTGCGCCGATGATCGAGCATCGCAGTCTCGACAAGCGACGTTGTGAGCTCGTCGACCATTACATCGGCCAGCCCGTGCAAATGCAGGCGCCCGAACGTCTCGACATTTCGAATGTAGGCTCGACTCCGGATGATGGCGTGCGCGGCGAGCCACTCCCGAACGAGCTCACGGAGGGTAGGGACTGGGGCGTCGCCACGCGCCCATAGGTGAGCGTGGCGATACGCGCGTTCGGCTACCACCTCGGCACGATGCTTGACGGTTTCATGCGTGGAGCGCTGAATCCTGACACCGTTGATCTGGAACCGAAAGTGCCAGACATTCCCTATCTTGGATAACCGATAGCTCAAGGCGTCGTTCCGGTCGGCATTGAATACGCTACGCGAGTCGGCCCAAGTGAATTGTCGCGTGGCGATCCAGTTACTGTGGCACCGGCAGGCAATCCATGAATATGGAAATCGAACGCGATATGCTGCTGCCGAGGCATGTTCCCGGAAGCCTGAGTTGCCCCAGTCAACGAAGCCGGAATCGAGCCCATCATTGCATCGCTTGCCGTCTGAATCTGGCTTCCCATCGTGACAACGCCTTCATGCTTGCCGAGCAGAGACTCTTTGACGGGTACCGTTTGTCCTCGTTATGGACCAACTCATCCGTTTGATCATTCATTGCACGACTCCTGATATGAATTCGACTTGTCTCGCGCCCGCCGCCACGTTGCTCCAAGAGGGCAAAAGCAATGCAAGCTGTACCGCGTCGCAAGACTGCCGGTGTTGTTTCGGTCACTGGCCGGCTTGACCGCCTCGCGCGCTATAGGTCGACCCCGAGTTCGCGGAGCTCAGCCTCGATCTGCTGTTCCGCTGCTCGTTCAGCAACCAATCCGCCGCGAGGCGGATCCAGAAGCCATGCCGGCGCGCTCCATTCGGATTCGTTGACCAGAGGGGCGCCGTGTGGCCAGATTTCTTCGCAGGTGTACGCGCTCGCCCGATGCGGCACGCGAAAACTGCGATCCTCTCGGAGATTGTTGACCATTTGCAATGCGTTAGCGGGCGCGTGGATGCCGTTCTGAAGGGGCTGGCTCGATCGAAGGTGTTCGATTGCCGCCATTTGCACTAGCGCGCCACCAAGCACGGCTGCGGCATCGATGTACTGTTGCTCGGCCGTGGTATAGCGCTCGTCAAGCAGCGCGCGCGCCGCCGCACGTTGTTTCTGGACTCGTTCCGAGATCTCGTCATCGTGCGCGGACACATCGTTACGGAGCAGTTCGAGCGCTCTGGGAATTGCCTCTGCAGTTGCTCGCGCCGTCGCAGCCGCTTTTTCTCGCGCGGCGATTTTGCGATCGAGCTCGGCCGTGTCCGCTTTTTCTCCTTCGATGAGTGCGCGTGCCTGAATGGTTTCGCGCTGCTGCCGAAGCTCATTGATTTCGGAATCTTGCTCGCGTGCGGATTGCGCCAATGCTTCCATCCGCTCGATGTCCTGTTCTGCACGAGAGCGCGCCGTGCAGAGTTCGCGAATCTCAGCATCGAGGGTTTCGATGATCGTTTTGTGGGTCATGTCGATAGGATCCGAAATTGCATGGAAAGGGTGTTACACCTTGTCTTGGTGCGTTTCGCCGCTGCCTTCGTCGTGCTCCACACCGTCGTCCTCCGGAAGGCCGAGCCCCTTGTTGTAGGCGCGCCGCATTTGATCAATAGTCCGATCGGCTTCTGACTGCTCACGCTTAGGCGGCTGAGATTCCTTGCTCGGCTCGGCGTTGTCACCGTCTTCGCTGACTCTCGCGGCGCGGTGATATGCAGACGTCATACGTTGCGAAAGCCCCTGTGCTTCGGCACGTTGACGGTTTTGCATGAAGCTGGCTCCCTGCAGTAAGTGGGAGAATTCACTGCGCGCTTTCATATAACTACTCCTGAACTGGTTGCGAAAGCGCACGACGAAGATCGCCGATACGCCATACGAGGAACCCGCCATCTTTCTGCGGTTTCGGAATAGCACCACTGTGAATACGACGGCGGACAGTGCTTTCGCTGCAAGCGAGAAGCTTGGCGACCACGTCAATGCGAACGCGCGCCCAATCTGGGCGATCTTCGAGTCTTGCCAGACTGTCGAGGAGGGGAACATGCGGGGCGGTCATCGCTGCTCGTGTTTGAGTGCCGATGACCAATTTTGTAGAGGGATGCGATTTACTTCATCTCACGGAGCCGAAGTAACTTTCCGCTCAGTACCGCTTGCCTGCGTAGCGGGTCACTCCTGGCGATATTTCGGTGGTTTTGGTGGCCTGTTTCCCAGTCTGGGGAAATTTCGAATCTGGTTCCTGGGGGCCATCGGCCCGGCCCTTGCGGCGACTAAAGCCAAGTTCCGATGCGCGTTTTCGCAAATATCCCTCTGTGCGCGGCATTCCCCAGGATCTGAGAAGTGCAGCCGCCTTTGCGGGAGGACCTTCGCTTAGCGCGGTGATGATCGCAAGATCGTTCAGTTGATCGCCCCGTGCTAGCGTGCCCCGCTTTTTGCCTCGGTGCAGCGCCCGTTCTGTTTCGCGCGGAGATTTCGCTTCCAGAAGCGGGGTTCGTAGACGGGATAGCGCTCGCATGACGCAACGACGAAGTACCTGCCATTCGCGACGAAGCGCCGCATGGCTGCCATGGGTTGCGCTCCACAGGCGCTCGGCATCGTTGAGTTGGTCAAGTGCATCGAACAAGAGCAGGGCGTTCCAACTGCGCCGCCACTCTCGGAAATATGTCCATCCTCGAAGGATCGCGTCGTCGGATGGTTCGTGGGAAATGAGCATTGTTCTCCTCCTTCATGTGGACAGGGGCATGCATTCGCTTCGAAGCGTGTCAGACGTGTCATTCACGTCATGTCCTTACCCGACAAGGGTTCGCGGGATGACATGATTCATGGTGGCCATGTTTGGCGCATCAGGTTCCCGGGTTCCTGACATGAATGACATATTGATTGATATCCATGCCAGGCGTAAAAACGTTGCAGGATAAGGATCTGACAGAAATGACATACATGACACAACCATTTCCTTATCCCGAACGAATCAATCACATGCGAGCTTGCTGGGGGCGATGCGATAGAGCCGCTTCGAGTCCTTCTCGTCGGCGATCCAGATGGTTTTGGGATGGCCCTTGCTGTCTAGGTTGAGGACCGCGGCAGCCTCACGTAGCGCACGTACCACACGATTGATGTCATAGCCCTTCGTTGCCTCTCGGAGAGCCCCGGATGTGAATAGATACAGGCGACGATCGCCGTCCTGCTCCCACCAGCCGGCACGATCCCTAATGAGGTCGGCGCTGCCTTCGCGGTTCGAGAAACGTGCACTGCCGTGACGATCGATGAAATCGGATACGGCCCGCAAAATCGCTGCGTGTTCGGCTCCGAGCCCGTTGCCGCTGCGCTGCTGTCGCCAAAGATTGAACGCGATACGCGCTGCCACGACTGCGGCGCCGCTCTCCCAGGGGGCGATATTCCACCGCGCCGCCAGCTCACCCGCGAGGCCGCAAATAGCGAATGTGCGCGCCGCCCGACGCTCCTGTCCCTCGACGCCGAAGCCTTCAAGAATCGGCTGCAGTTCGTCTGACAGGTGCATACCGTCTTTCAGCGCCTGTACGAGCGCTTCGACAAAGCGGGGCCCGGCGTGCCCGTAGTGCAGGGCAGAAAGGTTCCGTATCTCATCGGACAGCGCTGCACCGGTCGCACGGCCGTGCAGGTCGTCGAACAGACCGAACTTGCCTTGTACCGGCACGTCGAGAATCCGGAGCTCCTGGCCGGTCTTCGCCTCGATGCCGCCCGCGCTCATGCGGCCGGCGACCGTCAGTTCACCGGTCGACAGCAGAAAGACTCGCCAGCGGTTCGCCTGGCGCGCTTCGCCGTGCCGGTTCGCTCGTGTCTTGCCGGTGCCGTTGATGAGCGCATACGCAGCCTCGTAAAGGCTTTTCGGATCGATTTCGCCGAGCTCGTCGAGTGCGAGGAGCGTATCGGAATGGAGTGAGCCGGTTCCCTCCAACCCATTCGCGGTCGCGCGCCAGGTGCGTTTGAACGCCGGACCGCCCCATACGCTCACCGCAGCGTGCAGCGCGGTGGTTTTGCCCGACGATGAGTCACCATAGATATGCACGCCGCCGCCGTCGATGTTGAGCGGCCCGAGCAGAGGGCCGGCCAGTGCTGCCGAGAAGGCGAGCATCAGGAGCGGGTTGCCGATTGCAAGGGCCGCCAGATCGCGCCAAGCGTCGAACATGCCGGCGCTCGCGTAGGGCGCGGCGCGCCCTGTCGCCTGGAACCAGATATCGTCGGCGCCGATAACGGTATTCGGCAACACGAAGGCATCACCATGCCAGCCAGTCACGCTCGCCGCACGCATCTTCCTGGCGGGCGTCTGGTGGAATATGTATTTGAGGACGGCATTTTTATCGCTCAGGTCGAATACCAGTCCTTCGCCCAGAAGTACGGCACGCACTTCACTTCCGTCCCCAGCAAACGCCGCCATGGGAACAGCCCATGGTTTCCATTTGCCGCTTGGGGACAGGATTTCGAGGAGTCGGCCATACTCCGCATCCTCACCATTGCTGGTGGTCGCCAGTACGCGAAGAGGTGTCGATATCCATCTGTCGATCAGCACGGGCGGCGCATCGTTCTTCTCGGCCTTCGTGCCGTGCCAATAGACGCCCGGTTTGACTCTGCGGCCGGCGTTTTCCTGCCAGTCCTCATAGACGCGGTAGCAGGGGCGCTCTTCAAGCTCCGGGAAGTTATTCAGAGCCGATGCGGAATCGGCCGTGCCAATCATACTGTCGACGACCGGGGCGGCCGCTTCGATCGTTCGTCTGACTGCATCCGCGCCGAGCAACCGGTGCATATCGTTGAAGTCGGTCGCGTCTTCCGGACGCTCTGTGCCGAAATCCGGAAATGCAACTGCGCCGCTCACCGCACGAGCGGCGTCCAGCGCCTTTTCCTGACCGTTCCCGATATCACCGAGCAACACGAGCTCAGCAGTGGGATATTTCGCTTTCAACGCCTCAGCGGCCTTCTGCAGATTGCCGCACGAGAGCGCTGCAACGGATGGGATTCCGGTACATAGATGGGCCGACCAGGCCGTTGCGCAGCCCTCCGCGACGAGAATGCGCTTGGTGCTTTCATCCGGTGCCGCAGCGATCCAATAGCAACCTGATTTTGTACCTCTGGCGAGTGCGGACTTGCGCCCATCACCATCGATCAGTTCGAGCGACGTAAGGTCGTCGCCCCGATGGATTCTTGCCACCAATACGCGTCCGGTCAACGGTTCGCCAGATGATGCAGGACGATATCCGGCTAAGGCGAAGATACGTTGAGCGTCGATCTCGCGCAGGCTCCCGACTGCCGGAAGACCCTTGCGCACGAGATAGGGATGATTGTCGCGCGCCGCCTCCGCTTTTGACCAGATCGCGAGTGCAAGTGACGCAGCATGTTGAGCCGCGCCCTGACGCTTCCGCGCATCGGTGCCGGCGGCTTCGTCTCTGTTCTTTCGGCGTTGTTCGAGCTCCGATTTATCAATGATTGGGGCCCGGCGCTGCCCCGGATCAAATCCGTATTCCTTGGCGATCGAGTACAACGTGCCGATCGTGATGCGGCCGACCGGCTGGAGTGACCGCCAAGTATCTCGGGCGTCAGTTTCGACATAGCTCGCCGCACCGTGGCTCCACGAGTCGAATATTTCGAAACCGTCATCGCTGAGCTCGCTCTTGATGGCAGCCGCGATCCGCCACCAGCGTTCTCGCTCGATGTCGGGCGGGATGTAGGAGAGGGCTTCGCGAATGCGTTCCCGCTCGTCGACGACTGCGTTCACAGACCGCCCTCCATCGAAATATCGGCACGCCGCATAACGTCGATGAACGCATTGGCGTCGCCGATCACGCTTGCCGCCTCTGTCGCCAATGCGACGACACGTGCGGATCTTTCTGCGCGGGACATCAACGTGTCGAGCAAGTCGAGCGACGTGAAGCCACCTGCCGCCGCCGCGCTCAAGATTGCTGAGAGGGCAGCTCGAGCATTGTTTTTTGCGGTAACAGGCGCGCGGGGGGCTTCATATATGAGAAATCCGAACATCAGGATAAGCTGCGCCGGTGTCAGATATTCGCCATCAGCGATCTCGATCGATTGACAATTGATATGGCGTCCGCTCATGCAGCGTCTCCGTGCATGAGCCGGTTCCGCATCTGAGAATCGTCTTCGCGTCCGATTGCCGGGGCCTTGCCGATTTCCTTATGGGTTTGCGCCGTGATGGTCGAGTGAACGATTGACGCATCACCTGTGACGATGCCGCTATTGCCCGGCGGCACATTGGCAAAGCGTTCGGCGTGATTGTCGAACGACTCTTGCTCCTCGCTGAACCATAATTCTTTGTCGCCACACATAGTTTCGCCGATCTTGGCGAGGCGTGAGGCGATGGGGCCTTGGGGGGAATCTGTCTGGATGGCCTCGAAAAGCACTCGCAAATCTCTGCATACTTCGCATGCATGGCAACTCACAATGCTGGCGTCTTCGAAGAGAGAAGCAATCTCCTTATCATCGAGCAGATCGACACCGGATATATTGTTCTTAGCCATGGTGCACCTCTGCATTGCTGAGGAGTTTATCCGCTTCACAGAATGCATCACCCGCGAGGTTCATGCCGACTATCGCTAAGTTGCAGATGCGATCTTCCGTCGCGGCCTCATCGACGATTACATCGAGCAGAACGCGCACCTGTTCGAACTTCGCGGTGAGCTCAATGAAAGCCGCTTTCTCGATTATTACCTTATCCATGACGAACCTCCTGACGAACGGATTCGGTCACGCGAAGCAGAGCCTCGCCAAGAATGCCGATGGCGTCATTGGGACGGTCAGATTGCGCTGCAGCGCGCAGCGCATCGCGAACGATGAGAGAACGATTTTTCGGGAGGGCCGGCGCGAGCGCGCCGCCGGAGGTTATTCTGAGTCCAGCTTGATCGTCGCGCCGACCTCGCGCATCCGGTTCAAGATTCGATCGAGCGTCTGCGCATCCAGTTCGAGCCGCGCCATCGCGAAGAACAAAATGTGCGGACTGATTTCGCGCGGATTCTCCCCACCCGTGTATTTCCGCCATTGCCGTCCGCCCTGCACGCCGAATAGATCCGCCATCTGCGCGCTGCTCAACTGCAGGGTTTGCTTCAACTGCTCCAGATCGCTGGGAGTCGGGGGGGTATATCGCATGGGAGATAGGGCGGCCCAAGGCCTCCCGGAATGGGTGTGTCATCTGTCGGATCCTCTCGGCTGTGGTGGGCCGCGCGAGAGCGCAGCCGCTAACACACAAGATAGGACCAAAAGCCCTATGTGTCAAGCGCGATATCTTGAGATTTCCCATCAACGCCCCCACGCTGGATCTGCTGCTTGTGCAGCTAAGCGAAGCGCTTGCATGACTTCGCCCACTTGGTCGGGGCGCAGCGAGATACCGGCGCGACCAGGTTTCCATTCGCCGTTCTCGGTCGCGAACCAGATCCGGAGATCGATGAGCAGGCGACCGCGGTATTCCCCCACGGTTACGCGGAGACGCTCAGAATCGGAGCGGCGCAGGTCGAGAAATTCAGTGGAATGGGACATCACACTCCCCCGAGCAGACGGCCTGCCATGGCTGCGTACTCCTCCGCTGCCTGCTTCACAGCTCGGTAGGCGACGCGGTGGTCGTCGCCGTCTGCCATCGAACGCCGCAATGATGCGCGGATCACTTCCTGCGTGGCCGTCAGGATTGCCCGCTGAGTTGGATTCAGCGATTGGCGTTCGCCAGCCCGTAAGCCGCAAACTTTATTGGCAAGCTTATTGACGTTGCAGTGGAACACCTCGTCGCCGGCCACGCTACTCGCCAGATGGGCGCGTCGGGCCATTTCCGCGACCTCGTCGTGCAGGGCGTGGTAGCTCGGCAGATACACACCATCATGCATGGCCTGACGGCTACGGGCGTCGCGGAACGCGATCACCAAGCGCAATTTCAATGCACGCACGCGATCCGTGTTCCGGCTGTAGGTCAGCAGCAAATAGCACTGGTCTTCGTTGAGGAGCCAGTAGCGCTCCGGCTGCCCGCGGCCGCGGATTTCCCCGATTTGAAATCGGAGTATTCCGAGGGCCACGAAGTCTTCTGCGTAATCGTTCAGTTTTCGGGCGACGCTCTCGCGCTGGATGTCGAGATGGAAGGCGAGATCGCGGCTGTCGACGCGCGATTCACCACGTGACTCGTGGAGTGTAAGTGCAGTAAACTTGCGCTGTTCGACGGCGCTCGATTCGGCTTTGCTGGGTCGGGCGTTTTTCTTTTTCATCGCGTCATACCTCTGCTCGATAGCCAGCCGGATCGGCCATCCATCGGTGGATTTCGCGGTTTGGCCATCCGACGCAACGCTCTGAGCCGAGTTGCACGCGCTTCGGAAAGCGACCAGCGAGTTCGCGTTGACGTACAGCTTCGCGACTCATCGGAATGATGTGCTTCAGATCAGGCCAACGCGAATAGCCGTCGAGCGGAAGTGACTGAGGTTCGGATTGCGCGTGTCCGAGCGTTGAAACCTTGCGTTGATTGGCTGCCATGTTTGAAACCTTGCGGTCGTTTGAACATGGCTGACCATATCTGCCGATTTCTTGCACTCACAACAGGGGATGAGTGGAAATTTCTACTTCCACGCTTTGGGTTTCATTGTTTTTCGTATTTCCTTGCCACGCCGCTCCAGCGGCAGTCGAGGTTTTCGTCGAGCAGACCGGCGCTTCGCAATGACATGGTCAGCACGCGTCTTCCAGAGCTCATCTGTCGAGTTTGACTCGATGAAATTCTCCCAGTGCTTTCGGACGCTGGATTTGCTAATGCTGAGCTGCTTGGCCACGTATGAGAACGCGGCGTCGAAGGATCTGATATCCGATATTCCTTTCCTGGAGAGGGAGGCCTCCGATAGGTAGTCCAGCATAGTAAAGAGTCCCTCAAGCCGGGATGTGACACGCAGCTCTTGCAAGCGCGCGTCCGTTCCAGCTTTTCCCCTGCCTATCCATTGGAGTGCATTGAGCAATTGTGCTCTACCCTCTGTAGTAGTGGTTTCGCTGACTTGGAGCAGGTCGTCAACGATCATGTCGAGCGCATCGAAAACGCGAGATTTTCGGGAAATCACGATTGCGCTCTCAACGGGTAGCTCGAACTCTAGGCCCAATTCCTCGGCCATCGTCTTATAGCTTGGATAGAATCGCTCCGCTTGTCGCAATGCTTGATAGGCCTTTAAGAGGAAGCGCCCGTCACCATGCAGCTCGTACAACGAAAGCAGCACGTCCAACTCAGAGATTGCATCGTGGTAACGAGCTGCCGGTGTGCCGGTAATGTTGATCATGCGATTAGGCCGCGTCGTTATTAATCGGGAATATTTTCGCGCCGTGCTTCAATTGATCGAGATGATCCGCCCAATGCTGCATCATCATGCGGCGCTCGGATAGGTATTCGGCGTGAACATAGGCGGCAGTGACCTGGTTGCGTTCTGCATGCGCCATCTGGCGTTCGACAACGTCGCGGCTGTATCCCAGTTCGCGTAGTGCTGTCGCTGCAAGGCCGCGGAAGCCATGCCCGGTCATCCGTGTTTTATAGCCCATCCGATACAGGGCATACAGCATCGTGTTGTTTGAGATGTGGCTTCGGCCCTGCACGCTGTAGAAAACGAAGCGTTGCTGGCCGTTGATCTCACGGAGCTGGGCGAGCACATCGAGCGCCTGACGAGAAAGGGGCACAATGTGCGGATCGCGCATTTTCATGCGCTCCGCTGGCACTCGCCATTCCGCAGCATCGACATCGATCTCTGACCACTCGGCCTGGATCATTTCTTTTGTCCGTACGAACGTCAGCGCCATGAACCGCAGTGCGAGCCGGGTGACCAGGTCGCCCGAGTATTCGTCAATGTCGCGCATGAGCTGCGGGATCTCGGTAGCTTTCACCCGCGCCATATGCTGCACGCCGCTGCTCTTCTTCAAAACCGTTTCGGCGTCGATGTCGGCCGCTGGATTTCGGGTGCAGCGGCCGGTCATGATGCCGTACTGAAACACTGCGCGCGATCGCTGAAGTACCCGCTTGGCGGTTTCGCGAACACCGCGAGACTCGATGGTGCGGATTATTGCGAGCAGCTCGGGAGCGTCGATGTTCGCGATAGGGCGAGCGCCAAGTCGAGGAAATACGTCGACTTCGAGGCAGTTGATAACCTTGCTGGCGTAGACCTCAGACCATCCACCACGTTGAGTCTCAAACCATTCGCGCGCGACGAGTTCGAACGAGCTGGCAGCGGCCAGCTGCGCAGCGCGCTTGTTGGCTTTCTTGGCTTCGCTTGGATCGAGGCCCGCGGCAAGCTTTTCGCGTGCGCTATCACGTCGAACGCGCGCCTCGGCGAGCGATACGTCCGGATATGTGCCGAGCGCCAGGCTCTTTTCTTTGCCGTCGATACGGTATTTGAAAATCCAACGTTTGCCGCCGGCCGGCGTGATCAACAGTAGTAGTCCGCCGCCGTCATAAAGCTTCTGCTGTTTCTCTGCCGGCTTGGCTGTGCGGACCTTGAGGTCGGTGAGCGCCAT